CATCATCATTTAAAACATTATACATTTAAATTACCTCCATAAAATTTAATTGATAGCATGCATCATCTATCAGGCATATAAACCAAAATGAATAATAGATAATAACTAATAGTAATATAGCTGAGATTATCTCAGCTATATATACTCCATAATTTTTGATAAATTTAATCATGATTTTTAATTGCCCTAGCAATATCTTCATCATTAAAAATAGTAGGTAATGGAGAAAGTTTAATTTCATTTCCTAAATCAATTGCTTGATGCCCTATAAAAACAATTCGTTCTTGTACCATTTCAATTGAACTTTCTACGTCCTGACTTTCTCCTTCTTCATCAGTTCCTAAAATTAAAGCATTTCCAGGTAATATAGGAGTATGGCCATTATCACAACGAATTGAGAAACAATAATTAGATTGTTTTAAAAATCCCTCATCATCACAATAAAGCGTATCTGCATTTAAGTGAAATGGATAAACACAACTGAACGTTGAGCACTCAGTTAATTTATAAATGTCTTTGTAATCTCCACTATAATTAACCTCATTTATAGTTTCTAATTTTGGATTTATTAATATTGCTTTCATAATTATTTACTCCATTCAGTTTTAGTTATTTCGTATTCATAAGAAACTTTTTTAAATTCGTTAGTTCCTATTTTTTTAACAATCCCTTTATTTTCAGCATTTTTAAAATGCGCTTTCTTAAGACTGTTAAACTTATTAAAAACCTTACTTATTAAAATATGGTTTCTTTCATTCAATGGGATATCTTCCACATTAAATTTTTCAACGTTTTTAACGAGTTCAGTTAAAGACATTTTTTTTGTAGTCGTTTTTAATTTTGCTTTAAGCATTTCTTTTTACTCCATGTAATAAATTAATACCTTAATTGATATCAATATATACTTATATTGATACCACATAATACAACATAATAAAACAAAAAAGCGACAAGCTGCTTAACTTTTTTTAAAAATTTTTTGAGATGATAGCTGCAGATATCCTGGACATCATATTGGTTGGCGCACCAACACATAGTGTATTATGTTTTATTACATAGACTCCCGAAACCCGAACCCCGAACCCCGACCCGATTTAACCCGAACCCCGAACCCGAACCCGAGGCAAAAAAAATGGCGGGTAAAACCCGCCATCTCTTGGAGTAACTTTTAAATTACGTATGTGTATATCCATCGGTAGTAATACCGAATGTCATCGGTATTTCGTCAATATGTAAAATTCGTAAATCATATTCATCTCGATATCCGATAGCCTTATTAACCCTTTTACGAAAATTAAAATAAGACTTATTATTTAAACTATCATAAAATCTATTATATAGTTTTTTGACTGCTAGTTGTTGATCTTTCGTTAATTTAACATGCATCATCATCATCAAACTCCTCGTCATTTATGAATACAATTTCGATTTTTTTTATTCTTTTACCCCATCCATCATCATCGTAATGGGCGTAAATCGGATAACATCCATCTCCATACCCCGTTGCAAAGGAAAGTCCGAGTCCGTTACCGATCTCTCCCCCTAAGTTTTCATTATATAAAGTTTGAGAACATGCACCCGTAAATGAATAACTTTTATCATTAGATTTTTCTTTTACCTCATCGAAAATTTTTTCTTTAATTAAGGTATTCATATTTTTATTATACCCCTCGATTATGTCGTCCTCGAAATTTTTAAAATCATCGGGGTAAACAAGAGTTTTATCTTTTTTTGAATCATAAAATTTTGTTTTAGGATCAAACTCGTTGTTCTTAAACATTTTAACATAGCACGGGTCTGTTACCATTAATTGACCAGAGTCCACGCCTACACTACCTAGTTTTATTTTCATAATTTTACTCCATGTAAATTGTTATTGTCATATGTAGTATACCAAAATTTACAGGCATTACAAACTTATTTTAAAATTTTTATGCCTCGTGCTGCACGAAAAATTTTGTCGTCCTGGTTCTATGTGCAAGGCCTTGTTAATAGTTTGTTGGGTTTTTTTATTATATTATATATAGTTATTGTTTCTTATATCCCGATCCCCGAACCCCGAACCCCGAACCCCGAACCCCGAACCCGAAATAAAAATTTCCAACAGTCAAAAATTTTAAGTTTGCATAATATTCAAAATAGTAATATACTACATAGGACAATTACATTGGAGTATTAAAAATGCTTACTACAACTATCTATAAAAAATCTATTCATGATTTAAATAACTATGATCATGACATAGTCAAAAATAGTACCAATATTAAACTAGGAAAAAAAGTTATTAAAGGTATGTATAAAGACTATAAAATGAGAACTGTTACTTTAACAGAAAGAAAAACTTGCCCAAAAGATTGTGTACATTGGGAAGATTGTTACGGGAACAATATGCCTTTTGCACATCGTATTGATCATAAAGATCAAAATTTATTACAAAAAAGAATTTATGATGAATTATTAAATTCTACTAATCAATTATTATTAATTCGCTTGCACGTGTTAGGCGATTTTTTCAATGTTAAATATGTAAAATTTTGGTCTATAATGTTAAACACGTTTAAGAATATTGCTATTTATGGGTATACCGCTAATAATATTAATTCTAAAATTGAGCTATCAAGAGATATAGCAAAAGAAATTATTAAACTAAATTATAGTAAACATTCACATATAAGATTTAGTAATGATTTAAATAACCCATTTTCCGCAAATTCTTATGACATAGTAAAACCAATAAAAGGTAAATCTATATTATGTCCCGTACAAGAGAATAAAACCGCAAATTGTGGGACGTGTGGCCTTTGTTGGAATCAAAAAACACAATCAATAATATTCAAAACACATTAAGAAAGGTTAAACAATGGCAATTACAAAAACACAAAAAAAAGAATTAGAAATTATTCAAAATCATATATATGAGGCTCGGCAAGATTTAAATGAATTTTTATCTTACTTTGATTTAGATTATATGAAAAAAGATTTAATACAAGATTGCATAGAAGAACTTGAACATATTGAAGACAAAATAGATAAAGAATTTCAACTATTAAAGGAAGAGGCTTAGAGCCTCTTTTTTTATATCCAACATTCTAGATCCAAGAACCTAGTCGCCTTGTTTATGTTTCTTTATTACTGTTTCAAGGTGCTTGATCCCCGACTCCCGAATCGCCCCGAAAATGTCCCCGAATCCCGAACCCGAAACCTTGATTATAGGCTCTGTATTTAGTCCATTAGTAGCCAATTCCCGAGCATCCTCGCCCCGAAATAAAAATAGGCTACCCTCCCCGACCCGTTGAACCAAGATGTAAGCTAATCCATTATTGAGCGAATACTTGGTATTCCAAGCAATTTGATTTGGAGAAAGTCTAATTTTATTAGCTTTTGTTAGCTTAAGTTCAATCCAAAACGGTAGTCCATCCCATATAACATGGACATCGGGAACACCTCCATCCATACGATTTTCTATTCGTGTGGCATAACAATCATGTGGTAAATTTTTTTTAACTCTTAGCCAAAGGTTCTTTTCGGTTGTCATCAGTAACTTTTTTAAAATCGCCCTCGATAAATACTTGAGGGTATTGTTTTTGTAAATCTGCTAATCTTGAAACTATTTCTTCTCGTGTAAGATTATCAAGAGTATGGACATTCTCTCTTCGATCAGTAGTCAAACCACCTAATGCACTTCGAATTTTTTCAGCATTAACCGATGCACTATATTGACCTTTCTGCTCTGCTCCATGACTTAATTCATGAAATCTTTTTAGTTGACCCATTAATGTGACACCATATTTTCTTTCTCGGAGTTGTCTTAACTCATTGATATATTCAACAACATGAGGATATTTTTTCACATTTAACAATTTAGATGCATGAACATATGCAGAATTTTCATGATAACCACTACGAATAGCACATTCTTTATTTGTATAAATGCCCTCGACATATAGCTCTGCAAAGGTTTTCTGTCTGTTGGTCAAAAGTCTATTATGATTTTTTTCGATTTTAACAATAGTTTTCTGCATGAGTTTATTTATAGAATAATTTTGAAAGATTTGTAAAACAAAAAAAGAAAAAACGTCATTGCGTCAGATTAGAAGTGTAACAAACGTAACAAATTTGAAGAGAAGTGTACCATGGTTTTTTGAGTCTATATATAGGTTACAATGTGGTTGGTTACACTTGTTACACTTGTTACACTAGATTTGAAACTTTTTTTATAAAAGTCATTTCTTTCAAAATACTGTTATAAGTGTAACACAATATTATTACTTGTGTCCTATGTAGTATTATGGTAGATTTAATTAAAGTTAATTACATGGAGAAAATTATGACTTTACAAAATAGAGACTATTCAGAAAATTATTATACTGATCCAAAGGTCACTCATCCTAGTATTAAGATTGATGTTCCCATTCCACATGAATGGGAAACAATTTCTTATAGCAATGACCTTTGTCCGAGTTTCACACATAAAGGTTTACAGATTTTTGTGTGTGATGAAGAGAATAAAAAGTTAGAGCAATTACATTTTAAGTATTCAGTTATTCGTGATGAGGATTATGGTTATGCTCATACTGACTTATTATTAACTGATGATTGGAATGAAGTATTAGAATTTGTAAAAAACTATGGAGGTAAAAATGCAAATAAAAAAATTAGAACTTAAGAATATAAAATATTTTGCAAGTGGTAGCGAGGAAACTCCTTGCTACAATGCAGATATTTTTATTAATGGAAAGAAAGCTTTTCATGTTACGAATAATGGATGTGGTGGTTGTGACAATCAATATGTCCATGAACCATTTATCATAAAAGATTTGATGGATCTTCAAGATTATTTAGTCAAGCAAAATGGCGATGATTTTGAACCCATTGATTCTTGGTGTCATGATAGACTTTATGAGTATCTTGATCAAAAGAAACTTAAAAAGGATATGGTTAAGAAGTTTATTTGTATCGATAAAGTTAAGAAAGAACTTTATGCCTACAATAAAAAAGGCAATACGGATATTCAGTTCAAGGCACATATGGTCAAGAACCATCCACAAGACACATGCTTAAACTTTCTATCTTTTAATGATGCATGGAAACTTTTTGATGAGGTAACGTCATGAACAGAATAGATAAATTAGTTGAGATTTATAACAAGTGGGGACATGCCAATGGCATCTCCCCATTACCAAGTGCCGATGATTTAAGGTTCGATGGAGTAAATGGTCGTAGGAATTTGACCAACATTCAGATTCAATGGCTTGATAAATTTTGTCGAGTTTGGGATTTAGCACAAAACCATGGAGGTAAATAATGGGTAAAGTAAAACAAATGATGATGGATCAAGAAGTTGAGTTTTGGGATAAAGCCTTATCGACTATGTTTGAATCCGAGAGACGGACTGAATTTGTGACAAAGATGATGCCACATTTTCATTTAGTAAGACCAATGTCAGATCAAGATATTATGGGAGAATTGAATGATGCTTGGTATGAACATCAATCTAATTATGTAGAGGAGAATAAAAATGGCAGATAATTTAAAAGCTTTCTTAATAAAAGATATACGAGAACATGCAGAGTCAATTAGCTTTCAATATAAGGGATTTATTATTACCTTGAATCAAGATGAAGAGACAAACGGAAATCTTCAGATTGATGTCGCAGAGTACATCCCTAAATCAAAAGACTATAGTCAAGAACCTCTTATGTCGTTTACAGTTGATAGACACTTAGGCAGACTTGATTGGGAAGACACTTGGTTTGATGTAGAGGAGAACAAAAATGGGTAGACATTATAGTGGAGACATTGATGGTAAATTTTGGTTTGCAGTTCAACCAAGTGACGATGCTGATTATTTTGGTGTCGAGGGCGAACGACCTAATTTATTAGAATATTGGTATGATGACGATGATTTACCAAAAGTTAAAGAGGGTATTAAAAACTGTAAAAATCGTTTAGGCGACTACAAAAAACATTTGGATGATTTTTTTAATGAACAAGAAAGTTACAATAATGAAATGTTGGCAGAGTTTTTAAACAAGAAAACTAATATAGAATATACTGAGGAAAATGTTATGTACTATCTTGAGTGGTATGCAAGATTAGGTCTTGGTCAACAAATTCATGATTGTATTAAGAATCATGGTCAATGTCACTTCGATGCAGAATTATGATGTTAAGGACGAAAGAGGATGCTGAAAAAGAATTTCAAGAAAAAATTTTAATTTTGGACTCTGATTATAAATTAGCACTTGAAAATTTTAGAAACTCAATCACTTATCAAAAATTGTGCATAGTTTGTTCAAAAGTAATGAATATAAAAGTAAGTAGTCCAAAAGGCAAATACAAACAAACTTGTTCTAGCACTTGTAGGTCAAGATATAATAGAAATAAAAACAAGTATAAAACTTGACCAATGATTTTTGAAAGTTTAAAAAATTACCATCTGCATACCTCCATGTAATTGTCAAATACACTATGCAGTTTGGTTAGGAAAAAGAGCTAGGATTAATTTTCTGGCTCTTTTTTTATTTTAGTGTTGTACTTTTTCATTTACATATTATATAATACTACATAAGACAAACTAACTAACCTAACCAATGGAGGTAAATTATGGGTTTAGATATGTACTTAGTAGGTCATCACTATAATACTGCTTATAAGGATGATGTCCCAAGACCAATGTTAGATAATAAATATCATATTGAATCAATGAATGTTGATCTTGGATATTGGCGAAAGCATGCAGATTTGCATGGTTATATTATCAATACTTTTGCAAAGGGTGTTGATGAATGTCAGAAGATAGAATTATCTGAAGATGATTTAGATAAAATTATCAAGGCAATTAAAAACGATGAACTTGAAAAAGATCATGAGGGTTTTTTCTTTGGTAATTCAAAAGCACTTGGTCACTACGATAAAAAAGAAAAAGATCGTGCCATTTCAATTCTTCAAAGAGCAAAAACCTTTTTGCAAGAGGGTGCAAAGATGATGAAAGAATCTAAGTTGTATATGCAACCTAGGTATGTTTATTATCAAGCATCATGGTAAGTTCAATGAAAGTAATATTTGAAACTGAAGATGCAAGGTTCGTGATCCCTACTGGAAAAGAGCCTTACATCGAAGTTCGATGTTATGAGTGTGGGGGTCATGGATATACTCCCACACAACATGACTTATTGAACTGTAAGACTTGCAATGGCAATGGATCAATATTTTATAATGACAATGGAGGTACAAATGAGTCAAGTTATAGAATTACAATCGTATAATTATGTTCCAATCCAACAATCTTTAAATCGAAATGTAGTGCTGAACAAAATGGTCGGCACTCATTTTTTTGGGTCATTTGAAAATGTATCTTTTGAGGAGTTAGTTGAATTATTCGGAAATCCAATCACAACTGAAGATAATGATATAAGATTTCAATGGCTAATAGAATTTGAAGATGGGTTACTTGCAACAATTTACGATTACAAACAAAAGAAAAGTATTTGGACTGACCCGATTGAATGGAGTGTAGGTGGCCATGATCCGAGGGTCATGGATCGTATATACAAGCTCACAAGAATCGATGAGAAAATGACATATCATCAAGCATTAGTAACAATAGAAAAAGCGATGCTAATGATGAAGAGTCGTAACGTTCCATTTAATTATGACCGATTGAATATAGCATGGTCTAAGATTCAGCGAGGTGTGTGATGTCAGAACAAGATTTAATTAATTTTAAAGATGGGACTTATGATGCTTTGATGTATGGCATCAGAAGTGAAACCAATAAATCACATTACTATAAACAAGGATATGACTTTGGATTAGTTTTGTATAATGATCAATTAGATGAAGAGAAAAAACTATGATTACATTAGAACGACTAAAAAATGCAGTTAAGGATATAAAAGAAGATTTTTATGAGGGCAATGATAGTCATTCACGTGCAGAATATCGTGGTGCTTGTGAAAGTTTAGATATGCTTATCAGACATTTCGAAGAACTTGAGGAGGTAAGTGATGAGATATAAAATTTATGGTCAAAAAGTTAGAGAGTTAAGGGAAGAAAAAGGTCTTAGTCAAAGAGGATTTGCTAAAATGGTTGAGTTGCCTTATATGACTTTAAGAAGAATAGAAGATAAAAACTTTGATAATAAAGAGGGATTGTCTTGTTTTAGAGTTGATGAAAAAGCAATTCAAACAATTGCAAACTGTTTAGAAACTTCTTTTGAAAATTTAATTCCAAGTGAAACAAAAGAAAAAATATTTTGTTTTATAAGAACACAAAGAGTTTTACTACAAGAGGTGCGACTGTACATAAACAAGGAATTTGGTTTTGAAATACAAGATGAACAAATAATTCCTTTTTTATTTGGAAAAATAAAAAATGATGCTAAGGCACTTTGATGTCTGTTCGGGGATCGGGGGATTTTCCCTCGGTTTTCGTTGGGCAGCACTTTCAGAACCCGTTGCATTTTGTGAGATTGACCCGTATTGTCAGAAAGTCCTGGCTAAAAATTTCCCGAACATCCCGATCTTTAATGACGTAAAGGAGTTAGTAAATGACCGACCCGAATCAACCCGAACTATTCCCGACCACGACATCCTCACATCAGGATATCCGTGCCAACCATTTTCCGTTGCGGGACAACGAAGAGGCGAGGAAGATGAGAGAAACATCTGGAGATTCGTGTTTGAGATTGTCAAAAGAAAACACCCGACTTGGTGTGTTTTCGAGAATGTTTATGGTCACATTGCCATGGGTCTCGACCAAGTGTTACACGACATGGAAAGTGAAGGTTACTCCACACAAACGTTTGTTGTACCAGCTTGTAGCCTTAATGCACCCCACAAGCGTGATCGACTCTGGATTGTGGGCAACTCCGAACACGATGGATCACTTGCCTCCAAGATCAGAAGAGGCAACCAAGAAACTTCAAGAGGGACATCGCAAGGGCAGAGCCAAGCCGAGCAATCTTCGGGAACAAGTAGACGAAAAGACAATGGCTCTTTGGCCGACACCGAGAGCGAGGGATTACAAGGACTCGATAAACATAGTCCCACCATCAGTACAAAAGGGGACGAGATCACCGACATTGGGACAAAAAGTAGCGGAGACAAGAATGTGGCCAACTCCAAATGCATGGGACGGGAATCGAGGACCTCGGTCAGAGAAGAACTTGCAAGAGAAGAATCACATGGTAAATTTAATAACCGCAGTACAGACGGATCAGCGCAAGAACGAGCAAGAAGTTGGTGGGACGTTGAACCCAATGTGGGTCGAGTGGCTTATGGGATACCCTCCAGGGTGGACAGACTTAGAGGATTAGGTAATGCAATCGTACCACAAATAGCAATGCAAATCGGATTATCAATAAAGGAGGCAATGAATGACGATTACACAAAAAAGGATTAACCACTTAAGATGTTTATATGAAGAACACATAAGATTAACAAAGGACAAAGTTTCAGATGATGAATATCGTGGTGTGATGTTAGGTCTTGATATGGTTATGGATCTAACAGAATCAATTAAGGAATTTGAAACTACTATAAAAAAGATTCGTGGCAAAGGCAGTAGGAGTTGGTGGCATGTTTAAAGCAATGGCTCTTATATGTAGTGTTTGGATTATAAATGGCGAACCTCAACAACAATGCTTTACTCACATGTTTAAGTGGGAGTTTGAATCTCTGCAGCAATGTGAATTAAAGTTAGTTCGGTATAGAATTTATGAATTACCCAAGAATCAAAAGATAATTTTAGATGATTGTATTCGAGTAAAGAAATCTTGAAACTACATCCATTACCAATAAGTATAAAAGAAGCTAATGAATTTATACTTAACTTTCACAGACACAATGATCCCGTAAAAAATTGTAGGTTTGCAATTGGTGCGGGGTTCGAGGGCAAGTTAGTCGGGGTTGCAATAATAGGCAATCCCGTAGCTCGCTTAATGAATGATGGTTTTACTATGGAAGTGTTAAGGGTTTGCGCCAAGGAAGATAGTCCAAAAAACACATGCTCTTTTTTATATGGTAGATCTTGGAGGGTGTGGCAGCAGATGGGTGGACTTAGAATGATTACTTACACTTTACAATCTGAATCGGGATCTAGTTTAAAAGGATCGGGATGGAAGATTGTTGGAGAAACCAAGCCAAGTAAAGGGTGGTCACGTAAAGACAGAGATAGAAAATGGCAACCAATTTATGGCCAAATGAAGTTCAGATGGGAGGTAGAATCATACTAGGGACTACCTTTACCCCTACTGTATGGCTCTTAAATCAAGACTTTTTTTATTCATCATTGTCAAATTCTATTTCAAAGTAGTATTCTTCGTCATCTTCTATTAAATCTTTAAGAACTGTTGTTGTTGACTTAATATTTTCTAATTTTTGTTTAGCCTGGTTAAAATCTATAACATTGTTTTCTGTTTTGGGTCTATCTTCAGCCATTGCCTTGCCTCCTCTCCTAATACCTTTGCGCCTATATCTATTTTATCTTTAAGAGCTTTTACAATCTTTTCATCGATTGTGTTTTCTGTAATTAAATCTATGTATGTTACTTTGTTGGTTTGACCAATGCGATGACATCGGTCTTCAGATTGCATTCTAGTTTCTAAATTAAAATCATTTGCATAATAAACTACAGTATTCGCTTGATTTAAAGTTATACCATATCCAGCAGTTGATGGATTACCTATAAAGAATCTCATTGGATTATCGGGATCTTCAAAAGCCTCAACAACCCGAACTCTTTCTTCTTGTGTTGTATCTCCAAAGTATGCGCCAACAGAATCTTTGCCATATAAACTCTCAAGTTTGTTTTTAATCGAAATAATATCGTACCTAAACCTTGAATAAATAAGTATCTTACCCGTTACTTCATCACATATATTAAGTAACTCAGTTAACCTATTGGTTTTAAATTCAATTATATTACCCTCATCTGTCTTAAGATGTCCCGATAGTATCTGCTGCAATCGTAACATTTGAGTTATAACCATGGGCGCAGTTACAGTTGAAGCGACATCAAGCAATAAGATAGCCTCTCTTTGTATCTTGCTATACATTCTTTTTTGTTCATCAGTTGATTCGATGAAACGAGTTGTATAAATTTTATCGGGTAAGTCTATGCAATCCACTTTCAACACTCTAAATATGTATGGATCTATTTTACCAAGCAGTTCATCTAATCTTTTGTATCCAACAATTTGCTGAAAGGTATGAGATCCAATGTTTCTTTTTAATATATTTGCATGACGATTAAGAAAAGCATAGTAACTTTTAAAATTTAAGATCCCTGGGTCAAGGAACTCAAACTGTGACCATAGATCCAAGGGTGATTTAGTCACGGGCGATCCCGTAAGTAAACGTTTATATGCAAACTCCCGACCTATTTTAATTAATGATTTAGTTCTTTTGGCTTTAGGATTCTTAATTGTAGTTGATTCGTCTATAGCTATAAGTCCTCGACTTCCGAACTTCTTAGCAATCCAATTACCCGCCTTGATTCCACGTGAACTAGAAAAAGCCTCAATGTTCATAACAAATATTCTCATGGCCGTGGTTGTGGTTTTAAAAAATTCATTTAATTTTTTTTCATACATTTTATTTGTATTTGACTGCCAATATAGTAATTTATGTTCTATACTATCTGACAAATGTGTAGGTATTTCTTTCTGCACCCAATTACGATAAACACCTTTTGGAGCTAGTATTAATGCAAAATTTATTTTTTTATTGTGGCGCAACCAAGCGATATTATCAATGAGTACCTTAGATTTACCCGTACCCATTTCCATAAAAAAACCAAAGAGTCCCATGTCTTTCGCTTTATTCAATGCATCAATTTGATGATTATATGGTTTTGTTTTCATTATGTGGTTGACATCCATCATTTAACTCCTATATATTCCAATATAAACATTAATTTTTTTATTTCAACCCAAACCTGAAGAGGAGATACTTAAATGGCTGAAAAAATTTTTGATGAAATGTTTGATGATACAACACTTGACAAAGTGCAGCAGGGGGACATGAAAACTCTCTCCTCACTTGTAAAAGACTTGGATCAGCTTACAATAGATATTAATGAAAAGGAAGAAGAACTTAAATCCTTAAAATTACAAAAGCATCTTATGTCTACGGAACAAATACCCGCTATGATGGATGAGATGGGTGTCCAACGTTTAGATGTAGAAAATTTAAGTGTAAGTTTAAAACCTTTGATTAATGCAAGTATACCACCGACAAGACGAGAAGAAGCTTATCAGTGGCTAAGAGAAAATGATCTTGATGATATTATAAAAAATGATGTCATCCTGTCATTTGGTAAGGGAGAGGATAACATAGCTGGAGACATTATGTATGACCTTGAGCAACGTGGTATGCATCCCGAAAAAAAGACACACATTCACCAAATGACATTAAAAGCATTCATTAGGGAACGTGTTGAGAAAGGCTTACCAATCGATCTTGATTTGTTTGGTGCCTATGTAGCAAGAATAGCAGACATTAAAAGGAGTTAATTATGTCAAAAGCAGTAACAAAAAAAGAGGACAATCTTCCCTCTGCAATAGAAGATGAAATTTTTGAGACCGCTGGCGATGGCATTGATTACGATACATCGGAATTACAAATACCATTCCTACGTTTAGTACAAGCAATGTCTCCACAGTTAAAAAAGACAGATCCTAAGTTCATCAGTGGATGTTCTCAAGGAGATATGTTTAATACTGTGACGGGACAGTTTTGGGATGGAGAAGAAGGTGTAACAGTAATACCTTGTTTTCAAGAAACTAAATATCTTGAGTTCATACCACGTGATCAAGGTGGAGGGTTTGTTGGCGAGATAGCTCCCGACAATCCAGCGATTAAGCAAGCTAAACGTGAAGGTAATAAAGAAATATTATCTAATGGCAATGAACTTGTTAAATCTGATCAGCACTATTGTATTGTGCTTGATGGGGACATTCCTCAGTTAGCTATTATGGATATGAAAGTATCACAACTTAAAGTTAGCAGACGATGGAAAACTCAGATAGCAATGCAAAAAGTCAAGGACAAAAATGGTATACTACGTGTGCCTGCAGTATATGCAACCATGTGGAAGTTTAAGTCTGTTGAAGAAAGTAACGATCAAGGTACATTCTTCAATTGGACTTTTGATAGAGTTGGTTTTGTCCAGGACAAAGGCTTGTTTGAAGAGGCCAAGAAGTTTAGAGAGTCTGTTATGAAGGGCGAGGCAAAAGCTAGAGCCGAAGATATAGTAGACCAACCAATGGCAACTAAAGTAGATGATGATCATTTTTAATGGATCTTCATCAAAAGTTTATGGCAGTGTTTGAGGGATCAAGCACTGCGCATGGACAAACCACTATTGGTAACGTCAGAAAAAATGGTAAGACCGATGCTAAGAGTTTCATCGTTAAAGAACCTTTGACTATTGATTTAATTAAAGGTCACTTAGATGGGACAACGGGCATTGGATCAATACCTATTACTAGTGAGAACAAATGTAAATTTGGTGTGTTGGATATAGACACGTACCCAATTGATCATGCAGACATAGCAAAGAAATGTAAGACTATGAAACTGCCTTTTGTTGTATGCAGAAGTAAATCGGGTGGTGCACATTTATTTTTATTTTTAAAAGAATATTATCCTGCAGTAGATATAAGAGATTACTTAGGAGAGATGGCCGCAGCATTAGGTCATTCTAATTGTGAGATATTTCCAAAGCAAGATCAGATTCTTGTAGATCGAGGAGATGTAGGAAACTTTATTAATCTTCCATACTTTGATGCAGATAATAGTTTAAGATATGCAGTTGATGAAAAGGGTAAAGAGATGACCCTTGAGACATTTTTAGAAGTCGTAGAAAAGAAAACAGTAACGTTAGAAGATTTAGCTAAACTTAATCTTGGCAATAACAAAAAAGAATTTGATGATGCGCCCTGGTGCTTACGTATATTTTTTAATCTTGGTATTCCAGAAGGTCAAAGGAACAAGGTTATGTTTCATGCGGGTAAGTATGCAATCAAGAAGTTTCCAGAAAGTTGGAAACAAATGCTTGAGACATGGAATCAGAAGTATTGCTCACCACCATTACCCGCATCTGAGATAGTAACAATTCAACAACAACATGAGAAAAAAGATTATGAGTATCTGTGTAGGGACGAACCTATGCAGAGTCATTGTGATAAGAAGGCATGTAAACAAGCAAAGTATGGAATCGGTGGCCATGATACGTTGCCCGAGATTGGTGGACTTACGATATTAAAGTCAGAGCCAAGATTATTCTTTCTTGACGTGGATGGTAAGAGACTCGAGCTATCTACAGAGCAATTACAAATGCCTATACAGTTTCAACGTGCATGCATAGAACAAATAGATTTTATGCCTCCGTTGTTTAAACCAGGGGATTGGCAAGTTTTGGTAAATAACTTGTTATCCACTGCAACATCAATAGAAGCTTCTGAAGAGTTGACTTTAACGGGTCAATTTAAAGAACTCGTAGAAACCTACTGCACTAGCCGTATTCGGGCAAAGTCTCCCGAGGAAATGACCATGGGTAAACCATGGACAGAAGATGACTTGACATATTTTACCATGAAAGGACTGCAGGAGTTTTTGAAACAAAGGGGATTTACTACCTTTAATAGACCACAGATCCAACAGAGATTGAAAGATTTAAATCATGATTCTAAATGTAATGGCATGAAAAAAATAAAAATGGATGATGGTAAGTGGAATAGCTTAAGGGTTTGGTGGGTTCCTAAATTTGAAACTACTGAAGTGGATTTATATGTAAATAAGGAGACAGATGATGACGAAATCCCATTCTAATGAAAAACAAATGGATAGGAGTACTACATTCCTAACGGGACCAGAGGTGTGTTCTTGGCTTAAGATATCTAAGTCAACATTATATCTTTGGGTACAAAAGGGTATGTTCCCTAAACCCGTGATGCTTGGTCTACCCGAAAAGAACGGAACATCTAGATGGATAGAAAGTGAAGTTCAAGAGTGGTTGGAGAAAAGACCAAGAGAAAAGTCTAATGGATGAAGAACTGATATTCGGACCACCAGGATGTGGTAAGACATATACTTTGATTGATATAGTTAAAGAAGAGTTAGGCAGAGGCACACCGCCAGATAAGATTGCATTTGTGTCCTTTTCTAAAAAATCTATAGAAGAGGCCAAAGATCGTATATCTGAACAAACTAAACTATCACTCAAAGATGTTCCGTGGTTCAAGACTCTACATTCAACTGGCTATCATTGGCTAGGTCTTAATGATTCTAACATGTTAACTCGTGCAGACTTTACTAAGTTGGGCGAGGAACTTGGAGTTATATTTGATGGTAATACTGCAAGATCTAATAGTGATGGTGTGCTTCTGCAATCTTTTAATAAAGGTAATCAATATCTTGAACTTATTGGTAGAGCAGCCATGAGAGAAGTGTCCTTGGATGATGAGTACAATGACAATGGCGATTATCAACTTAGCTATTCTTTTTTGAAAAAAGTAAACAAGGTATACAAAGAATACAAAAAAGAATATGACAAGCGAGACTTTACAGACATGATACAAGACTTTGTGTATCAAGGAACTGCGCCATCGATTGATGTGTTGATAGTTGATGAGGCGCAAGATTTAACAAAGCTCCAATGGTCAATGATTGATGTACTTAAACAATCAGCCAAACGTGTGTGGTATGCAGGAGATGATGATCAAGCTATACATGCATGGAATGGTGTTGATGTGAAAAATTTTATGAACTCATGTTCTAACATAAGGATCTTGGATCAGAGCTATAGAGTTCCAATGTCTGTGCATAGCATTGCAGATAAAATTGTAAAAAGAATTGATGTAAGACAGAAAAAAGAATGGAATCCAACAACACGTGAAGGATTAGTGGACTACCATATGAATTGGTATGATGTAGATATAGACGAAGGGTCATGGACTATTATGGCCAGAACTAACAAGATTGTTAGTAAGATAGAAACAAATTTACGTGACAATGGATATTTATATGAGCGATTTGGTCAAGTGTCATTTGATAATCAGTACACACAGTTCATTAAACTGTGGGAAAATTTACGTGAGGATAAACCTATAGCTTTAGATATGATCAAGCAGTTCTATGGGTTTGTACCAAAGCAAGGCAAGAATCAAGTGGTCAAAAGAGGATCAGCTAAAACATTAGATTATTTAGATCCACAAAGCAGTTTAACATATAACGAACTTGTGGCTAATCATGGATTGGTTGCGCCTAAGTCTATGAGATCTGAAGATGTTATAAACATGTCAGAGGATGATCAGACATATAGGGCAGCCATATTACGAAGGGGAGAGGATCTAAATAAGCCTCGTATTAAACTATCGACAATACATCAGATGAAAGGCGGAGAGGATGACAATGTAATATTATTATCTGAGTCATGCTATCCTGCAGTCAATGCACCTAATCAAGATGATGAACATCGTGTGTTTTATACGGGGGTTACTAGAGCAAAGCATAACTTACACATAGTAGATTCATTTGGAAAGTATAGGTATAGAATATGAGCATTGAAGATCAAATAAATAAAGCCATAAGAGAAGACCCTCGTTTGAACTATCTTTTGTTTCAAGACATAAATCCTGATCATGAAGCTGTTGCTGTTAAGGTTTTGAGACAACGTTTAGCGCAGGTGGCTCTTGTAGAAAATCAATTAAGAGTCAAAAGAAATTCTCTTAATAATGAACTTTTAGATAAATTAATTAAATATCAAGAGATGGCTAGGATGATAGAAAAAGTTATTCATCTTATAGAAACAGATGAAGTTTATGAAGGTGAAATTGAACCAGATGAAGACATTCCTTGTGTAAAGTACACATTTGACTTTGAATCTAGCAAAATGAAAGTAATCCCCGTGAAAGATGAGGAACAAAAATGAAGAGAGAAAACGTACTAGCTAAAGCAGGGCAACTTATCACGGGCGATAGAGCAAGGGATTATGGGGATGCCTATGAAAATCATGAAAGAGTTGCTACTATGTGGTCAGCAATATTAGGTATTAAAGTTTCTGTAAGAATGGTGTATCTTTGTTTATTGGCATTGAAGATTTCACGTTTAGTGAAAACACCTCATCATACAGATTCGTGGGTCGATATCTGTGGATATGGCGCACTTGGAGCAGAAGAGAAAGATGATAAATAGTTATTTCAAACCACACCCTAATCCAACAATGAGGGTCATAAGCTTAGGAGCAGGTGTGCAATCTTCTGTCATGGCATTGATGGCAGAACGAGGAGAGATAACACCTAAGCCAGACTGTGCAGTATTTGCTGATACACAAGCAGAACCCGATGAGGTTTACACACATCTTGAGTGGCTATCTACACAACTATCTTACCCAATACACCAAACAACTGCAGGAGACTTACGTAAAAGTATAACTGAAGGTATAAATATTAGAGGCACAAACAGAGATTATTGTGTAGTTCCTTTTCATGTCAAAGATGGTTTTGGTCGTAGACAATGTACAACACAGTTTAAGATAGAACCGATACAGAAAAAGTTTAGAGAATTACTTGGTGTAAAGAAGAATCACAAAGTTAAACCAGGAGTTATACTTGAACAATGGATAGGTATAAGTCAAGACGAGCTACAACGTGTAAAAGAATCTAGAGACAAATGGTTATATAATCGATGGCCACTGTTAGAACTAGGAATGAAACGATATGATTGTCAGAATTGGTTTGCTAAACATTATCCAGAAAAATATCTACCACGATCTGCTTGTACATTTTGTCCATACAAAAACAATAATGAATGGAGACACTTAAGAGACAACGATCCTAAAGGTTGGAAAGATGCGGTGGCCGTGAATAAAAAGATAAGAACTACTGGCACAGATAAAGGACGTGAGCAATTTGTGCACAGATCCTTAAAGCCATTAGATCAAGCTGACTTACAAACAATTGAAGAGAAAGGGCAACTATCATTCTTAGATGAGTGTGATGGTATGTGTGGTATGTAATGAAAGATAAAAACACAATAAGTTTCTTAGAACGTATGGAGATGAATACGTTAGAAAAAGAATGGACAGTGCCTCAATCTTTTCCAGACCTTACTAATTCTAAATACATAGCCATCGATTTAGAAACATGTGATCCAAACTTAATGGAACTTGGTCCAGGATGGACACGTAATGATGGGTTTATCGTGGGAATAGCTGTTGCAGCGGGGGATTTTGTGGGATATTATCCCTTTCGGCACCAAGGTGGTGGTAATATACCAGAAAAAAAAGTCTTTACTTGGCTAAAAAAACAAATGGATACACCACACATACCCAAGATTATGCACAATGCGATGTATGATGCAGGGTGGCTGAAGTGGGCAAACGTAGATGTAAAGGGCAAGATTATTGATACGATGATTGCTGCTCCACTTATTAATGAAAACAGATTTAGTTTTGCACTTAATGCCTTGGGTCGTGATTACCTTGGCGAGCGCAAGGATGAAAAGGTACTAAAGTCAGCAGCTAAGGACTTTGGATTAGATCCAAAGAAAGAATTATGGAAACTGCCTTCACAATTTGTAGGGACCTATGCAGAGCAAGATGCAGCTTTGACTCTTAGATTATGGAATCACTTTGAACCACTGATAAATAAAGAAGAGCTATCAAGTATATTTAAATTAGAAACAAGTCTAATACCTTGTGTGTTTGAGATGAGAAGTAAGGGTGTAAGAGTAGATTTAGATAAGGCAGAACAAACTAAAACTAAATTACTCACGATGAAGAAACAAATACTTAAAGAAATAAAAGATGATACCAACATAGATGTAGAACCATGGGTAGCAACAAGTGTAGCTAAAGTATTTGATTATCATAATATTCATTACGATGAAACGGGTGTAAGTAAACAAGCATCCTTTACAAAAGCTTGGTTACAAAACTGTCCACACCCTATAGCAGCTAAGGTATTAAGACTTCGTGAATTAGACAAGGCGCACAATACATTTATCGATAGTATATTAAAACATAGCTACAAAGGTCGAATACATTGTGAGTTGCATCAACTTCGTAACGATGATGGTGGTACAGTTACGGGTAGATTCAGTTCTTCTAACCCTAATCTTCAGCAAATACCATCAAGAGATCCAGAGATTAAAAAAATGATTCGAGGTCTGTTTATACCCGAGGAAGGCGAGAAGTGGGGTAGCTTTGATTATAGTAGCCAAGAGCCAAGGTTATTGGTTCACTATTGTGGAGTCGTAAACAAAGGTAATCCTACTGTGGATAATATCATTGAACAGTATCAACAAGATGATATTGACTTTCATCAGATGGTTGCAGATATGGCAAACATATCTAGAAAAGAGGCTAAGACAGTTAATCTTGGTATCATGTATGGTATGGGCAAACAAAAACTTGCCAACACTTTAGATATTAAACTAGAAGAGGCTAATGAATTATTAGACACCTATCATCGTAAAGTTCCGTTTGTTAAACAACTTGCAGACCAAGTGATGTCACGTGCACAAAAGATGGGTAGGGTACGAACTGTATTGGGCAGATCATGTAGGTTTGATATGTGGGAGCCAAAGACATTTGGTTATAATCAACCCTTGAAGTTTGAAGAAGCTGAAAAGAAATATGGCCCAGGTATAAGACGAGCCTTCACATATAAGGCATTAAATAGATTGATACAAGGCAGTGCAGCAGATCAAACAAAGAAAGCCATGGTTGATTGTTACAACGAAGGTTTAGTGCCTTTGCTCACAGTGCATGACGAACTTTGCTTTAGTATAAGTTCACAAGAACAAGCAGATAAAATTACAGAGATCATGGAACAAGGTCTTGAATTAAATGTTCCAAGTAAGGTTGACCAAGAATTAGGTGATGATTGGGGCGAGGTTGGTTAGGTAGATATGTTTTCCATACGATCAACTAATCTCTGTGCTCGTTTAGTTACTTGATTATACCATTTGGAATTTTTCATCTCAGATGCAGCGGCTTTCCAATCGCCTTTGTTCACATTCTCACGCATACGCACAAATTTAGATAAACGAGGCCGTCCAAGATTAAACATCATATTGGCTATAATTAATTGTGCTTCTTCTGGTAAAGTATAAAAATTATCATAAAGGACTGTACACTCGTCTAACGTCACTTGTATATCCTTATCAAACAATTCATTAACACGTTCTTCTGATACTGGTGTGCCAACTGGCTTACCATGTTCTTCATCCCACTCAGTGACAAGATGTCCTATACCAATCGTGGGTAAATTTAAATGATCAAGATATATGGCGTTAACACATCCCTCATCTCTTTTTAGTTCTTCTCTAAGTTGTTCTATGTTCATTGACTTCCTACTGTTGCTCTAGTTACGGGGTTCGGTACCAATATTGGATTGACACCACCTGTAGATCCCACACTAGCGGGTGGGTTAATATTCGGTATATTAATATTTTGTACGTTAGTTAATGCTCTGTTAACTTGTGGCTCAAGTTTTTGCCTTTGTAAATTTAACAAAGGTCTAGCCTCTTCTTCTGTTTGCTGTACACTCATCTGTGTTGATCTAACTGTTGCTGCAGAAGTTAACGCCAACATGGTTTGAAAACCTTGAGCTATAGGATCGTTAGATTTAAACTTACCCTCTAAAAATTGTTTTACAGTATTAGGTTTTCGACTTGCCATCATCATTTTAAGAACTGTCGGATTACGTAGTGCTTTTGACATAATAGCATAACCTGCAGCAGTTGTAGCAGTCGCAAGAGGATTCATGATAAACGCAACAGATGATAAAGCTAAAGCGATTTGTGGTGCAGCAAGTCCACCTTTACCAGTAATGCTTGCATTAGATACTTTAATCATTTGTTCTGCTAAGGCATCAAGTCCATCATACGTGCCTTTGCCTAACATCTCGTCAATGGTCTCTCTTCCATAATTATCTCTAATTACCTTTTGTAATTTAGGACCTAATCGTCCAGTTCTAAATGCATCTACAAAGTCATCGGTCATTTTAACCACACCTTGATCATCAACTGTCGCACCTATTTGTTTAAGTATTTTACCCATTGCAGCATCTTGTACTGCTTCAAAAGTGCTAACTTGTCGACCACCTATGGTTTGTACTTTACCTTTTAGTATTCTTTTCGCACGTCTAATAGAAGATACGTCTCTAAATATTTTGTCAGCTATAACATCTGGATTACTTGTTCTCTCAAGAGTTCGTAATACATCATCTGCTCTACGTGCCTTTGCGGCTTCTTGTATTTGTCTCATTCTAAGTAAGCCACGACCTAATGGTTGTTGTTTCAAAGCAGCTAATGTTTCTGGAGCAAAATCTGCTCCCCCTCTTCTCATAACAAAAAGAACTTCGTTCAAGTCTTTTAATTCTTTTTCAAAAAGTTTTTTAATAGTTGTTCCTTGTTCATCAATCGATGAACTAAATTTAACTGGATCTATTACACGTTGACCAGTTTCTTTGTTTACAATCAGAGACTTTTCAGCAATACGCTCAAGATACTGTTTGGCTAAAGACTGTCTTACTTGATCAGCCATCTCTGCACCAGAGCCTCTAATGGTATTTAATTCTGCTTGTTCAGCCTCTATTCTTCTAATCTCTGTCTCTAAAGCTTTTCTACTACTAGCTCTTGGATCAACATTAGCTATTCTTCTTTGAACGTCTGGTATTGAACGGCCAGAAATCTGTCTTCGTTGTATTGCACGTCTACCTTCATTTAAATCTAATATGCCAGTTCTTGCTCCTAAAACTTTTTCACTTGGCATGCCTCGTATAGCTTTAAGAAGTTGTGTTAATCCTTCTGGATTATCAGGAGTAATTATATTGTCTAAAACAAAAGTAGTGTTAATTCTTCCATTTTTTGCTTGTTTTAAAATATCTTCAACAACAATATTATCAAATCTTTTCATACCCTCAGCATACAAGTTATTGACTCTTCTAAGTAAACCTAAAGCTTCAACTGCATCAACATCTGCTTTTGGTTGGAGTTTAAATCCTGGGACTGTTTGTGTCTTTTGATTAAGCACCACTAGTTTACTCAAGGCAGATTTCATTGCATCTTCAACTGAATCTTTAAGACCTTGTAATGCAGTTTTACTTGCGCCACCAATTAATTCTGAATTTCTAGAAGCATCAAGTAGTGCAGTTCTGATTCTTGATATTGTTTGCACATCCGATAAATCTCTTAAAGCAGTAATCGATCTTGCTAATTTAGAAGCCATTGGATCAGCAGCGGGATCTCTAGCTAATTCTTGTAAAGCAGATTTTATCCCACGGGTATCAATTATTCTTGCATCTGCTAAATTTTTATTAACTTCACCATATAACCTATCCATATCTTCATCAAAAACTTTTTTACTAGCTTTTATCATCTGATCTAAACTAGCGGGTATCTCTTTGTCACTTCTTAAATTTTTAATTACATCATCAATGTTTTTTGTTATCTCTGTGTTAAATTTTTTTTGTGCAGTCTCAAGTGCTCTAGATCCCTCTTCATAAAAGTTTTTAATATCTTGTCTGACAACTTGGTTTAATTTATCTACTTGAGTTCTTTGACCAACACCTAATTTACTTAAATCATCCATGACAATATTAAGATTGTCTAAAGCAGCTTTCTCGTTAGGAAAGATTCCTTCATACACTGCTTGCAATCTATTTAGAATTGGTCGAAAAGAATCACTAGTAGCTCCTGCAACTGTTGGTCTATAATTTTTGTCAATTAACTCTCTTGCTTGTTTTCTTAAAGCCTCGTTCGCTTCGCCACCAGGACCTTTAATTAATCTACCAAATATTTTACTTATACCACGACCTAAACCTTCACCAACTAAACCAAACACACCCTCCATTGCAGAATCTCTAGCAACTTCAGTAAAGCTTTGTTTTTGTAATCCTTCTGCGTATTCTATTCCTTCATCTAAAGCTTTACCAAAAGCTGCTGCTCCACCAACAAGTAACATGCCTGGTATAAATCCAACACCAGAGGCAGCTATACTTGTGCCAATACTAGTTACTATTGGAAGTGCTGTTGCACCCGCAAAATCTTTTACATCACTAAAAGAGAAACCTTCCTCATCAATAGCAAGTTCTTTACCCTCACCAAGTCCAAGTTTATTTCTACCCTGCTTAGTTAGAATAAATCTTCCTAATGCATCTGTTCTAAAACCATCTTCACCTACTACAGTTTGTAGGTATCCTGCTTTTTCTGCATCTGTGTCCATGCGACCAAATTGAAATCTTGAGAAATCACCAACAGAATCTAGACCAGTAGTATAATCAACATCGGGTTCTTTGTACTCAGCTATAAAATCTTCTTCTGAAATTTTTTCACCAGTTTTTGGATCAATACCAGAGGCAATAAGTTTTTTTCTATATTCTTGTATTTCTTCTAATGACGCTGAACCAAAATCTATTTCTGCAACTTTATCGTCAAAACCAGACTCCTCTTGAAAAAAAGACATAACCTCGTCCAATTGTTCATCAGTAGGATTGTCAGTATCAAGTTCAACTTGCTCTATTTTTTTTGTAAAAGGGTTTTCTATTTGAAAAACTGGCATTTAATTATCCTTGACTGTGACAAGTTTGATTACACCATCTTCTCCACGTGAATATTTTTTACCTTGTTTAAATGTTGGTAAATCTCTACCTAATCTTTTCTTTTCGCTTTCAACTAAAGTTCCAATTGATGCACCACTTGGAAGAATAAACTCTTGCGCTTGTGCATCATAAGCATTTAATTTTGATGCATTTTCTATTTGAGCAGTTTGGAATCTTTCAATAATTTTTCTACTTTTATCAAGTAATATTTCTTTTGGCATAGCCACTAACGCACCTACACCACCTTGCATTACTTGTTCAGTTACAAATGCATCAGCTAAAAACGATACATCTCTGTCAGATATTGAGTTCGCAGACTGATCTCTACCTAATGTTAGTGGAATTAATTGTTGAAATACTTTTTTCATATCAGCAACTGCAACATCTCTATCAGTATAGCTTTTTGGTGCGTCTTTACCTAAAACTGCTGATGCTCTAGACCATAAACTTTGAAAAGCGGGTTTGAATCCAGTAACCTTATCGCCTGCAACATCTAACATAAATCCTTTTGTTAACTTTATGCCATTACTTGCCTCTAACATCCCAGTCGTTGCTTTGCTATAATTTTCAATATATTTATCTGTCTTTGCAAGATCTTTAACTGTCATATTCTCTCTAGCTTTTCGAATTGCTTTAGTGTTAGCTGCTTGCTTTTCTAGTAATGCTTTTGCAAATGATGTGCTAGTTAAACCAGGAGGAGTGCCATTTTCAGCTAAAAAGGCTTTACTTACAGTTACTTCGTCACCTTCTGCATATGTATTACCCCTCTCGTCAGTAAAACCTTCTGGTCCTACAATATATTTTTCAAAATCAAATTGTTTATTAAATGTTGTCAACGCTTTTTGTCTTTCAAAAGCTTTATTCTTTCCTATTTCTCCAAGACCATATTTAAGTGCTGATAGTTGCACTTGTCTATTAAACTCATCTTTTTGCGCTTTATCTTTAATAAAAGCATCCGCACCTTGTTCTAATCCTTTAGCAATATTAGTTACTGCATCTGGACTGTCACCAGCTGCGATAGAAAAAAACATTTTTGCTAAAGCAAGATTTTTATCCATGCCTTCATACTTTGGTGCATTCTGTGTAAACTCTTGCATTAATTGTTTGAGTTCCGCTTGTTGTTCCTCTGGCGTTCCTTCTTTAACTATCCTTTTAACTTCTTCTTCGTTTTTTATACTAATTGTACCAAGCTGACCCTCTTGTCTTCTTTTTTGATCATCTAATATTTTTTGTTGTTCTTCAGTTATTGTTGGCTTTATTGGATCTGGTTTAATTATTTTTTTCTTATCTGGATCTTCACCCGCAATTAGGTTTTCTTCTTCAGCAATTTCAGAAGCTTCAGCATTTTTTTTCTGTTGCTCTAGTATAGTAGGACTAAGCTGACCTTGTTGCATTCTTTCTTGATCTTCTAAAATATTAATTTGTTCTATATTTTTTTGAATCTCGGGACTCGTGGTCATTATGCCGACATCAAGAGCTTCTTGTGCTCTTCTTTTTCTTGCACTTTCAGTTGGTTGTTTTAAAAAATCTCCTATAATATTACCTGATGGATCGGTAAAAGCAGAGGCAATACCTGTAGCTGTTCTAAGATTTTCTAATCCACTAAGTCCTATGTTTGCTAATTGTCTTCCGTATTTACCTAATCTAGTATCTGCTGCATCAACATCAAGTTGACCAATAGGTGTTAAAAATTTATTGGCTAAAGGTCCTTGTCCTCTTATACCTTTCATATATTGATCAGATATTTGTCCAAAAGATAAAGATGGAGTAACAAGTTGATTAACAAGATTCGGATTAAATTTTGTCCTTGGATTTGTGCCCATGGTTAAACCACCATTTGCCAATGTTCGTATACCACCCATAGCATTCAATTTGTTACGAGCGTTGCGATTAAACATTTTACGATTCATTAAACTCATTTAAATAAACCACCTAAAAGACTACCAAGGCCTGCGCCTGCACCACCTCCACCAAAGGCTCCTGCAAGGCTAGCTACACCGCCTAGAAGACCACCAATTTGAGAAATCCTACTAGGATCAGGTGTGGTGGTTTGAGTTAATACTTGTTGAGTTGATGGAACACCTCTAAATATATCTGACATAAATGATAATCTTTGATAAGGTTCAAACTGTTGTTGTAGTGAGGTGTCTCTAAGTGCATCTAATTCTCTTTGTTGTTGCCCTTGTTCTATTCCACCTAATTGTGATAATAAATTAATATCTCTTAATTGGGCAGCTTGTTGTGCTTCACCTAAACCTGCAGTTGCTATACCCGCTTTTGTAAATAACTCAGATGCTTTTTGTGCTCTATCTTGAGCAGACTCAAAGGCTTGCGCTCTAAGACCAGCAGATTGTCTTGCAAAAGTATCGGCAAGATTTCTTTGTAATTCTTGTTCTGCTATAGCTTGTCTAGACCCACCAAAAGCACCACTTTGTATAGCTCCACTACCTATTCTTTGTCTTTCAATATCACCTTGTCTTTGAATGTCTTTTAAGTTTTGATCAATTACTTGATCTACAAAAGGATTCATGAAGGCATCACTAGCACCAGGCATTAACGCAGCTATGCCCATGCCAACTGTATCTGCTCCACTTTGTAACAAATTTTGAAAACCACCAATACCCGCTGCTCCACGTTGAATTGCAGCTACTTGTAAAGGTGTTAGACCTGCTACTTGAACTTCTGGAAATTCAACTGGTTGTGTTGCAACTGTTCGTGTATCAGCTAATAAATCATCAATAAATTTTTGTTGGTTTTCTGGTAATATGGTTTTTTGTTCAACTGTTTGTACTGCCATTATGCCATTCCTTCAAACTTGTCCATTAGATCATACATTGTTGCTATGCCTTTGTCTATGTTTCCATTACCAGCACCTTTGACGGCCTTTTCTGTAAATACAAACTCATTATTAGATAAGGCTGCACGTTGAACTGGTTTACCATCTTGAAAAATCATCCCTGGTATACTGTCCGAGGTCCCAGTTCCAGGACCCTTTATTATACCACCAAACTCTGGCGATCCACCACCCATAAGAGTTCGAATACCACCACTATTAGTTGGTGGATTCATTTTAGCCATGACTGCATCTTCAAGTTCTTCAATAGAACTGTAACCCATGCCAGTGTTTGGATCGTTAAAATTTAATAAACTACTTATACCAGTCTGCATCATGTTTTTACTTTAATAGTTCCATTATCATTAAATAAAGCACCTACCTCTAAATCAGTATCACTTGTAGGTAAATCCGTCAAAGTAATCTTAGTTCCTCTAAGCTCACCAGGGTTTTGTAATTGTGTAACAAGCTGACTTAAACTTCTTACCATTTCATTAAAATATTGAACGTCATATTCATCTGGTGGTAAAGAAAAATTTGGTGGTACTAACTGCCTACTCATCTATCTCCGTCCGCTCTTATGTCAACTCTTGGAGTGCCAAATCTCCAATTCACGCCTTGTGTTGTGCTTTCTACTCTAAGGCCAAATGATCTTCCACGCAATCTTAAATGATTTAATTCTGTGGAAGACGTTACAGTATTTGTAGACGTTTTAATAAATCCACCTGCGGGACTTCTTTGTGCTTTCAATGAAAATATTGCTTGTTTATTATCATTACTAATACCAGTATCACTGTTATCAAAGCTTACGTCAGGTATCATTCTTCTCAAAAATACAAATTGATCACCATCTTGTATGTCAATAGGACTTGATTCAATAAACGATGTAAAAGCAGTTCCATCGTTATCATTGCCTTTTTCATGATTGTAAACAAGATTAGAATCAGTTGCCATTGGATATTGATAAACACCTCTATCAATCCATGATGTTCTAACAAGACTACCTACATACCATATTTTTTGATCATAGTTATACACTACATATTTGTCATTTTCATCTGTGCCACCATTTGCAGCAGAATTAGTTGCAGATGGATAGAACCAAAACACCTCACCAAAAGCTGAATTTACACCTGCATAAACTTTACCTGACTGTGTTTCGTTAAAATCTTGAAATACGTGATCTCTTACAGAACAAGGTATAACTTGAACACGACCATCATAAATATAAAATCTATCATATCCCATCCAATAAACTGCGTCACCAACTGCAACTGCTGAGTTAAATGCTCTAACTGTTATGGAACTTGCAAGTTGATTTATACCAAATGTGAAAGGAGGCCCAATAAACTGCATACTATGAATAGATGTATTTGTTAAAACAATAATCTCTCTTCTTGTTTTAACGGCAGTAACAATTTCAGAACCAGAACCAATTCTTAGATCTCCAGCGGTATTTGTAGCAGTTGGTGTCCATAAAAATGGATTTTCTTGTGAACTAAAACGTATAAGTAATCTATCTTGTGCCGTTTGACCTATTGGATTTGCACCAAAACATATTACATGACGATCTCTTTCAGACACAATGACTTTGCGAGATTTAGTTGGTGCAGCATCTGATAACTCTATTAAATTTTTTGCTCTTGTGCTAGTACCAAGGGTTTTATCCCAATAAAAAACAAAACCATCTCTTTGATTAAATATCAAATCCTCACCAAAATTATCTTGTGACCACAAACGTAGAGTGCCACCACCAGCAGTTTCTCCAGCAGGATCACCCCAATGTTGTGATCCTCCCCAAGTACCAGCACCCCACCCATCACCAGGCACGACTGTATTAATACCTTTATTAAGTTGATATTCAGCATCTGCCGAACCAGCACTAGACAAAGCAGCGGCTGCATTAGAACTTAAAGTAATAACATAACTATTACTATCTGTAATCGATGTTATTGAAAACTCATTATCAAGTTGAGTATTTAAAGTAGAATTTCCTGTGGCTGCATTACTAAAAGTTACAAAATCACCTTCTATAGCTCCATGAGAAGAGTCATTAACAGTAACACTAGTGCTATCGGTTGCAGATGTAAAAGTAATCGCCATATTAAGAACCACCTACAGTAACAGTTGCTTCATTAGTTATCGATACAGTTACATTTCCTACTGCCGTGGTCATGGCTAAATTAGCAGCGGTTGGTGGGATATCTATTGTAACTGTTCCGATCTCTCCTGTTGCAGGTGTAAGTGCACCAACAGGAACATCTTGTGATCCAAAAACAATAACTGATCCTAATTGACTTGTTCCCACATTCCCAGAAACCGATGAAATTACTGTTCCACCATCTAAATCAAAAACTACAACACCATTTACTACTTTACGTCTAAGTGGTGTTATATCATTATAACCTTGTGATTCTTCAATATAAAATTTTATTTCTGTGCCAATGCCTAAATATTTATTACTTTGCAAGTTTGCCCAAGCATGCAGTGATCTTGCAGAACCCAGAAAAGTATTGGTAGAATATTTTTCCCAACCACCTAATTTTTCGGGGTATCCAAAACGAAAACGAACAAGATCGCAATCATTCCAACCACCTTTGTTTGAATAGGAAGTTGTTTCTTTATTAATTCCAGGTCTAAATTTTAAGGATGTTATGGGCATTTATTATCCTACATTTTGACTTTTGGGTTTGCTATCCTTACTATTTTCTATTGAGTCCATTGTTTTTTTTAGTGAATTAACGAGTAAATTGCGAAAATGACTTTGTGATGCAGAAAGTTGATCTAATTCAAATTTAACCCTTACAATTTTATTTTGTAAGTCAGTGATTTGTTCTTTATAATATTTTTGTTCATCTGTTAATTCTTCTTCTTTGTAAGATTTTCCATCCAAACTTAACACGTTTTCATCACTCATTTTAATCTCCTGTAAAAGCATCAGCGTCAGCTATAGCTTTGTCTATAACTGTAAAATCTAGTTTTTCCCAATCATCATAATTTTCTTTTTGATATTTTAAATAGCTAACACCTCTTCGTACTCTTGCTTTCTTTTCGTCATGTGTTAGGTCAAATGAAAAATCTGCATCTGTTGCATCACTGCCTTTCGCATGGGTAGCAATTATAACATTGATTGTATCTGCTCCATCTAAACAAGCTTTATGTGCTTGTGCTATTTCTTCTGTAGTTCTTGGTTTTTCCTCTATCATTATTTATCCTTCCAATGCTGTAACTTTTGCTTCAAGTGTTTCTATTCTTGCCATTGCTTCTTGTAATGCTTTGACTGCTTTCATGTGTAGTACAGATGTTTTAACTGACTTTGTTGTTGTTTCAGATTCTACGTTTTCTCCATCTTTATTCTCAATCATATCTGGAATATCCATAACAAGACCATTCATGCCAGATGTTTCTAATTCTTGTGCAATGACTCCTAACCTCCAATGTTCATCACTATCACCTTTTGCAACATCTGTTTTAAATTTATATTTACGAATTTTTAATGCTTTTATATCATTCCATTGTGATGAAGCATCTTTAATTTGTTCTTTTAATTTTTCATCAGAAATAGCACCAAAAACATCATTGGCATTGAGAGTGTTTCCATTTGATAAAACTTTAAATCTTTCAGCACCAGTTGAACCTTCTGCTTTAATAAACCATTGAGAAGTATTATCAGGGTCTGCATCTGAAAAATCAATAAATATTCCATTTGGTGTGCTATCACCTGAATGTTCTACAACAAGAGCAGGGTGTGTATTTGAAGTATTATGTATAGCATGATAATTTGTATTATTAGCTCTATCTGAATCACTTAAATCTCTTGTCCAACTAGTATGACCAGTATTTGTTGTAATTTGTCTAGGGTTACCATCACCATCTGATAACACAATATAATTGCTTGATGTTCTTATGTCTAAGCCACCTCCATTGCCAGTATATGAACCAACAATGGTGTTCTTAGTTCCAGTTGTCATATCTCCACCAGAATTGTATCCAATGGCAGTATTGTTTGTTCCTGTACTTAATGTATCAAGGCAAAACATTCCTATGGCAGTATTTTTACTTTCAGTAGCACTTGTAAAATTTTGTGATGCTAACGCACTTACTCCTAAAGCTACTGACCTTTCACCTTTTGTATCAGCAGTTAAAGCATTATATCCAATTGCTACATTGTTATCACCAACATTTAAGGCATCTCCTGCTGCACTGCCAATAAAAGTATTATTAATTCCAGTTGTTACACTTATACCTGCTTGAAATCCAACTGCTGTATTGTTAGAGTCTGTAGAGCTACTAAAATTTTGATTTTGTAATGTGTTGTAACCTAATGCAGTTGATCTGTTTCCTGCAGTGTCAGAGGTCAATGAACCATATCCAAAAGCAACATTTGTAATCCCAACATCTAGTGCATCTCCTGATGTTGCTCCAACTAAAGTGTTCAGTTGACCAGAGGTCATTGCTGTTCCTGCTCCATGACCAACTACTGTATTGTTATCACCAGTTAATACTGCTCCACCACAAGCACTTTTACCAACTGCTACTGTATTACTTGGAGTTGTAGCACTTTCTCCTGCCGAAGCTCCAATAAATACATTTTCAATTCCAGTAGTAACTGCTTTTCCTGAATTATAACCAACTGCTGTGCTTTGTCCATTTGCTCCTGCATCTTGAGTTTTTAATGACTGATGACCAATAGCAGTATTTCTACTATGTGCATCTTCTGTACTAAGTGCTTCAAAACCTACTGCTACATTACTATCGCCAGTAGTAATTGCAGTTCCTGCTTCATCTCCAATAAACACATTATAATTTCCACCACTTGCGATACTGTTTCCAGCATTAGCACCAAGTTTTACATTTGATGTTCCTGAAGTAGTCGTAGATATAGAATCAGATGCTGTAAGCACAATATTAGCTTCACCAGATATAGTCATGCTACCATCAGTGTTTTGATGAATAAAAGTTGCGACATCACCAAATGTAAGTTTATTAGTGCTATTAAGTGTAAGACCTGTGCCATCTGTGTGCGTTAATGTGGTGTCTGTATCTGCTCCAAAACCAAGCACTGCACCATCTGATTTTAAGGTTAAATCATCGTCTACAGTTAAATCAACTGCCGCTAAATGTGCAAAAGCATCAACAACTGCCGCTGAACTCCCACCTCCATCTAAGTATACAACTTTAGTTGTGCCAGGTGCTATTGTTACATTTGCTCCAGAACTTGATTGAGATATAATAATGTTTTGCGATCCACTAGTTGCATTTTCTATTATATGAACTCTTTTCATAGTATTTGGACTGATTGTTATGGTACAAGCAGAATCTAGTGTTCCAGTATATTTAATGAACATTGCTCTTCCTGCATCAGAAGTTGCGTCTGCCACTGTTGTGTCGTGAGTATCAGCATTAGTTGTTATGGCTTCTGTGCCAAATCCTAATGCCTCACCTATAAGTTCTAAGTTTGTGTTGGTTTTAGTACCCCATTGCCCTGATTGTTCACCAGTAGCCATTTCTTCGAGTCTTAAATTATTTACGAATGTACTTGCCATGTTATTATCCTTACGCTGCTATTTCACTCCAATTTGGAGTTTGTGAAACTGTTATATTTGAAAAACTTGTTGTTTGATCTGGTGTTATTAAACTCCAAACATTTTCCTCTCCAGTAGAACCTGTCGCAGTTACACCAGTCGTTGAAATACTAACATCAATGATTGCAACACCAGTTCCTACCGATGCAGTTCCACTTGTTCCAGTTAAACTTAAAACAGAAGTTCCTACAATAGTCACTGATCCAATAGATCCAGTACCAGCTACAGTGGTTGGAGAAACAGAAGCACCTCCACTAATGCCTACTGTTCCAACAGATCCAGTACCGACATTTGTAGTTGTGGAAACTTTGGCTCCCGCACCAACTCCTACTGTTCCTAAAGCAGTAGTCCCTTCAACACCAGTAGTGGAAAGATTAGAATTACCTACTATTAAAACTGTTCCAACAGCACCAGTAATGGCACTTTGAGTAACAGAAACTTGTGTAGATGGAACAACTGTAACTGAGCCAATGGCACCAGTAATGGCACTTTGAGTAGCAGAAACTTCTATGGATGGAACAACTGTAACTGATCCGACAGCACCAGTTGCACCACTTAAGGTAACTGGAATAGGTGTGGGTTCATCCCAAGCACCATCTCCCCATGCACCTCTACCCCAGCCAGTTAATCCAGTATATGACATGCTTTACCTTATAGTTGTTAAATTAAGCAATCCTTATAATTGCGTTACTCGCATCAGCAGTAGGAAATTGAACAGTAAATGTCCCCGCTGTTGATGTTTTATTAGTTGAAAAATCCAACACACAAACAGCTTTATTACTATTAGTGTCATTGTATATTAACGCACCCATAGCCGTAATTGTGGCTGTTGTAAAACTTATATCAGAAAAATCTGTAAACGCTGTTGTACCAGAACTAGTTGGAGCAACTTTTGTTAAACTCCCACCACCAGACGAATAAGAACCACTATTTGCTACTTCACCAGTAGTGGTAAAAGCAGTTGTTGTTGCGCCTAATGTTGCAGTAGTTGATGATTTACCGCCACCACCTTCTGCATAAAGTGCTAATTTGAAATCATTGCCGTTTGTTGCAAAATTGTGTGTGCCCGTCAATAACTCTGTTTTGAAGGAAGTACACATTGCTTGTGCTATAGCCATATTAAAGTCTCCTTATATATTCAGCCGTTTCTTTTTGACCACTTGATCTTAGAACTTGAATTATACTAGCACGTTCCTCTCTTCTTGCCAATAATATATAATGATACAAAACTCCTTTAAGTTGTTCTTTAAATAATTTAGCCTGTTGTCTTACATGAGGAGGAGCTTGATCTGATATGCCTGCTATCTTATCAACTGCTAAATCTGCTATTTGTTCATTTGTTAATCCACCCTTTTGTGATGTCATAACATTTACACTTCCTATTTCTGAAACATTGACACTAAACATTTTTTTTCTCCTCATAACTTACACCAGCTATATCATTTCTACCAATTAAATTAGGTTTTGAATCTAATGGCTCTGGTGGCTCTAATTTTGATTTTCTTGTTATTAACATACTGCCTTCTGTTGCCATGGAAACAAGTGGATCATCAAGTCTATGATAACCATAGAGTTTTTCATCGTCTGGGACATTCATATCTAGCAAAGATGAACTGTTCGCTATATGAACTTTTATTTTTTTTGAAATAGCTATTGCTAACCAAAATTCACAACAGGCCCTACCAGCTTCGGCAAAGGCTACGTCTTTGTGAGTGAAATCTATTCCATAAAGATGTAAGTCTGAAACTTCTTGTGAGATAGCGTAACCTAAAGAATATGATACTGTATTGTTAAAATAAGCATATCCAGTTTTTTGTATAACCTCTTGTAAAGGAAACTCTACCACATCTGGACATCTTTTATCTAAGCAACAAGAATAAATTGGTATATCTTTTTTACTTAAAAGTCTTTCTGTCATTATGTCTGTTTGTTTACCAGCATTAGGAGAATCTAAAAATCTTGAAGGTGGATCCATCATAAAACATTTATTATGATAAATAACTCCTGACATAGAGTTGATAGTCCATACTTCGTCAAACTTTTCGCTTCTTATTCTAGCTAATATATATTCTGAATAACTATTACCTAGTGCGACAATTGCGATGCTTTTATTTTTTAATTTCATTAAGTTCTTGGCTGTCTAACTAACCCATCTCTATAGCTATCTGAGTAGTTTCTACCCTCTGCATAATTTTTCAATCGTGCAAGAGATTCTACATATCTAGAAGTATAAAGTTGGATTAAGTCGTTTTCCCCTTTCATAAACGTATACGCTTCAACTAAAGCAGCGTATAACAAAGCATCTGGTGCATTTGTACTTATCCAAGTTGTGCCAGAGTCATCAGTAGTTAGTGATGCAGGTCTGTAAAAATAATGTAATTCAACTGAAAAATTACTATTTGGTGTAGGAGCTACAATAAAATTATCAACATCAAACTGTGCATAATAAATAGGTAAACCAGTTGTGGAGGGATTTGGTGAGTATTCTTGTAAAAAATTAACATCTTTTTGTAATAAAAATACATTTTCACTACTTGAATTTACATATGATAAAGAGTGAGTTGCTAAATAATCAGATGGTTTTTGTAGAAATTTGTTGCCACTTGTTAATGTTCCAGATACATTTTTTCTAAAATAATCTAAATCAACAGATTTAAATATTCTTTCTTCAGCATTTTGTATAAAAAAAGGTATCTCTGCTACAAAAGTAGATTCATCGTTTTCTGTCCATTCTTTAATTGAGGCAGTTAGTGTTGTTAAAGTAAAACTCATGTTATGCTCACTGTGACTGTTCCAACTTCACCAATCGCTTTTGGTGTAGGATTAAATACTAAAGTATTTAAATCAAAAATTGGTATTTCTATCTTTGCGTTAATAAACTCTACTCTAGGTTTTGGATTTCTCAAAGCTTGTGGATCTGGACCTACACGAATAGGATCTAGTTGTGGGTGTTTTGACTCATACTCATCGTATCCAACAGTTAAACCATTCCATTCTTTTCTCATATCTTTTAATTTATAACGAAAACCAGAACGTTCTGAATATCCAAATGCTCTTTTATTACTTGCAAATCTAGCCATTAGACCCTCAAGTATTTAATATCTGGTGTAAGTTTAAGTGGTACTCTATCTTCATCCTCATCACTCGCTCTTTGAAATTCTTCTTCATAAACACTCTTTAGAATTTGTATTCTTTCGGGTGCTTTTTTCATTGATATATAATAAGCAAGTCCTGCAACTAAACAAGGTAAAAAACGAAAAGGAATGTCATTCGTATTCTGTAAGGTATCTGCATCTTGTATTCTACGGACATAGTAATAAATTAAACTATCAGAACTAGAATCTGGAGTAGGCCACAAAATAACTGAGGGTGTTATTTTTCTGTCAAAATAATATTGACTAGGTCTACCACTTTGATCTTTATTAGGTAAGTTTAAATAATCACCTCTAGACATTCTTGATAAACTAAAATCAGTGCCACCTCTTCTAATAACAACTTCTAACAAGTCTGTGTGATCTGCATTAAATGTATAAGACGCAGTGCCAGAAGTTAAAGCTTGAGTGTTTTGTTCAACAGTCCAAAGATTTAATCCTCTGTTTGCCCACTCAGAAAACATTATATTTAAAGATCTTCGTGCAGTTTTTGCATCGTATCCAGTTCTCATCTCTAGACCACAACGCTCATAAGCCTCCTCTATGGCCTCTCCTACATCTAAATTAAAATCTCTTGAACTAGATGTTGTCATATCTTAAGCCATTTTTTTCTTGTTACTAGCTTTTTTCTTTTTCTTATTTAAGAAAGCTTGAAGACCAGGATTTAGCTTACCTTTTGTTTTAGATTTAGCTTTTGTTTTATTTTTTACATTTTGTATAGCTTTGTTCAGTGCAGTTTTTTTGTTCATTTCTTTTTCCTTTTTAGTGCTTTAACTCTTCTTGGTTTACCCGCTGGCTGTCCTAATCTCTTCTTCTGTGCTATCCTACTACGTTTTTCAGCCGCTGTCATCTCAGATGCAGTTTTTGGTGTTTCCTTAGAAATACGTTTTGTTGGTCTGCAATAAGGCGTGCCTCTTTTTTCACCCTTTTGTCTCCCACACTTCTTACCAGTTCTTTGATCTTTCCAATCTTCTTTGAACCATCTTTTAAGTGCTAAACCAGCTTTTGTTTTTCTTACAGCCATTATGCGTAAAACGTTTCTTTTCTTCTCATTACAACACCACAACCTCGTGCTACATTTTTCTTATTAGAAGCACGTTTCCTATTATTTTTTGGCATGGTTGCGCCACCAACATTCAACATGACTACACCACCTTCAGCTTTTTTCTTAGTCTTTTTCTTTTTACCACCAGTGCCATAGTTTGCAGCACCAACTTTTCTACATTTAGCTATAGCTCCTGATGCATAAGCTGATGGAAATACTTTATATCTAGCTTTGACTTTATAATAACATGCGTCTTTTGGCATTACTTACTCCTTATTTTATAACACTTACAAGTCCATTTTTTTCTACCACATTCATAGCAAATTTTTACTGGATTACCTCTTATTACTTCTCCTTTTTTTAGCGGCACAATGTGCTCTTTCAGAAAATCCTCTAGGTCGTTTGCAATTGATCTTCCTCTTTCTTTTGGCACTCCACTTCTTCTTTCTAGGTGGATTGGTCACTTGCTTTGACATTTGTGACCTACCCATAGTCATTATATTAGTTGCTCCAAACCACTAGCAACTATGATTAATGATACTATCATCCATAATCTATTGTCTAGTTTATTAAGTTTTTGATTAATACCATCAAATCTAGCATTACAAACTTCTTCATGTTTTTCCAACATTTTTAATAATTCTTTACTTGTCATCTAACACTTCCATCTTCTTCTTGCTTGTCTTAAACGGCTATTCGGATCTTTAGCCGCCTTTGGAAATTTTTTCATTTGACCCGCACTTCTAGCACAAAAAGACTTACGTCTTTTAGCTGCCTTACTACCAGGCTTAACTTTACCAGTAACAGCAGTTTTTAGTTTACTACCAGGATTTTCTCTTCTATATCGAGCAACACCAGCCTTGGTCATTCCCGCCCCTTTTTTAGTGGGGCGGAAATACTTTTTTGTTTTAGGTGGTTGTTTGTCTTTTTTTCTAGACATAGTTTCTCCTATGCAAAGAAGAAAGTCATCATATCTGAAACGTCAACTGTGTACTTCACAGACATTCCACTTGCAAACAACACACCCTCGTCTGGTATATTTCTATCAATCACAGTATTAGCAGTCCCATTTGTTCTTGATTTAAATAAAACAGTGCCATCTTCTGGTGTGCCATCGAAAAATTCAACATCACCTGCAGTGCCACCAGATGTTACAGAAAAACCTTTCAATCTTGTTCTACCACCAAAAATAGCTTGTCCACACAATGATCCAGAACCAACAGAAACGTTTGCTGCATATTGCGCTGAACAAGTTGCTGAAGATATCGACAAAAATATACTTGTTCCTGCCACTGTTTCAGCAGAGCTTGTTGAAGTAATAACTTCAGTTAAAGCGTTGCCAAAAACATCTGTGCCAACAATAGTAACAGTCTTCGCATTGTCTCCAGTGCCAGTTGTTGTTACTGTAACATTTCTTCCTGCTCCACCCGCATGATCGGTGTTAGCTAAAGTAAATGCTGTAGCTGGTCTAGCGGCAGCAGCTATTCTTGTGGTGCTTGCTGCATTTTCATCACTAACTGTGAGTGCTCGTACGTCTGAACGACCTGCCATATCACTCTCCTAACTAAGCTTCGTAACCCATTAATTCAATTAACAATTTACCTGCTGTATAATCAGCATCTGTTGTATCACCAAGTGTTAAGTATAAAAACTCGTCAGCAGCAGGAAGAGCAGTAAAGAAAACTTTACTTCCAAGTGTTGCATCACCAGCGTTAACTAATAATGTTTCAGTTAAATCGCCAATCGCTCCGTCTTCAACACCTGTGCCCTCTGTGGCAGAATGTACGTTAATGTCTGGATCACCACCTGCAGGTGCTTCAAAACATTCCATACTACCTGTTAAGATTGTGCCATTTCTAGCAGCAGTTATTTGACCTATGTGACAAACATTAGATGTTCCATTTACACCAATTATGTCGCCAGATGCAGTTGATCTTAAACCAGTTAAATCTATTAATATTCTTGTTGTGATGATACCACCTGATCTCATAACAGAACTTCTGTAAATGGTTCCTGTTCCACCAGTAATACCAGTACCAGCTTCTGTTGGCATTGTGTTAGCATCAAAAGATGCAATACCGCTTGAATTAATACTAGATTGTGTAGTGAATGCTCCAGTTGTAGCGTTTTTACTTACTGATGTAAAACCACCCTCTGATCGGACTGGACCCGAAAAAGTTGTATTAGCCATATGAATCTCCTTGTCTTGGCCAATGTCGAAGTTAATTCTTCGTCAAGGTATTAAAAAACTATAACATAAAAAAAGAGCGACTGTAAAGTCGCTCCTTTCATTCCCGCTCGATGAGGATTAGGAATTTAAATTATGCACCTTTTGATCCGAAAACACATCTTGGATCAGAGAATCCAAAACTGTATCTTTCTCTGGCCTTAAATCTCATGTTGCCAGTATCAAAATCTGCCTCCATTTGAGTAGCTAATGGCACTCTTTCGAAGTGCATGAACCCTCTTGGAGCATCTGTTAAGATGAAGAATGCATCAGTATCAGTTAAAAAGTCATTAACTGTGTAACCCTCTGGTAACATGCCAGTGGATCTAATAGCGTTAATGTCATTATCTGCTGTTGCAGTTCTTAGATTTGATGCCATTAGTCTTTCTGCAACAAATTGCAATTGACGTGGTATAACAAGTTTTCTACCAGTTAATGCAATTTTAAGACCTCTCTCGTCAACAAAACCTGCAATGCTTATTAAAGCATCTTCAAGTGATGTTTCGTTTAAGTCTGCATCAGTTGATGGCTCATTAGCAAAAGTACCACCAGTTATAATTGGGTGTGCAGTTGAACATAATTCAACTCCGTCACCACCAGTAACTGTGCTATCAAAAGCGTTATTAAGAACAGAAGCTGCCTTAACTTGCTTTGTGTGCGCCATAGATCTTGCCAATGCACGAGTGTATCTTGAAGACAATCTGTCATACAAGTTGTCCTCAACTGCTTCTTCAGTGATTGAGAATGCCAAAGCAATTGTCTCATGGTTGTAACGAGCAGTGAATGATTCGTTAGCATCATCAAATGATACTCCAGAACCCTCTTGTTTCACTGGTGCTGCACCAAAACCTGAGAGCATTACTTCTTCTTCAAATGATCTGTCTGAAGACTCAGTTGTAAAAATTTCCGCATGTTGATTTTCATACCTTGCGAATTCCATACCAAAGAGAGCATTTAACCCTGGCTCTAATTCTTTGGCTAGTTGAGCTCTAGATATCGCCATAATTAAGCCTCCTTATGATATAGCTGCATCAGCATCTCCAACAGAACTGAAGAAGACATGATTGTTAATTTTTACGATATATTTTACACCTGCAGCAGAATGATCTTCATTCTCAACGTCCTCTTGAATTCCAACAATCATCAAAGGATTTGATGGATCGGAATCTTCAGCAGTAGAGATATCTATCTGTGCAGTAGATATACCAGTTGTAGTATTTCCACTAGTAGCGTTTTCTATCTCAGCAGTTTTAAAGATATCAGCTTTTGCAGTCGCTCTGTTAGTATTAGTACCATCAGAACATATAACAAACCTTTGCATTGGATTGTCATATACGAAAGCTTTAATATCAAAATTTGTATCCGCTGAACCAGATCCTGGCCACGTATTGGAAAATTTTAATTTCTTTGTAGTTGCGTCAACATATTCACACCCAGCAAAAACTCCTAAGATCTGCTTTGTATCACCAGTGGCGTTACCTAAAACTTGTACTGTACCACCAGTTAACTCTGCTTGAACAGGAGAGCCTTGGAAAATAGCTGATGCATCACTAGCAATGAAATACTGATTCGTGCCACCTGGGAATGTACCCCCAATAGCATTAATCGGCTTCAATCCAAATTTTAAATCTGCATTTGCCATTTATAGCTCCTTATAAAATTATGAAAAAGAGTTATTCCTTTCCAAAAGTTACTTGACTACGCCTACTTTTCTCAATAGGCATCGAAGGATGTTGTTCCTTCATTAAGTCCTGATCTACGGCAGTCATTTGATTGCGGGTCTGATCCCGAAAGTATTCAGTTCTCTCTTCAACTGTCTCTTCAGGTATTCTGGCGAGCATTAACCCACCATTACCAATTACACCCTCATGTTTGCCTTCTTCAACCGAAGCAAATTGTTGATCTGGATATTCATCTGATCTCACTGGTTCATAACCTTCTCTAAGTCTCTGATGAACGTTCATTTGATCGTCATCTCCTCTTAAATGAGTTCTAATCCAACGATGTTTGAATCCATCCTTTGGCTTCGGTGCATCCAACTTACTAGGTGGTGCCCATGGCTTTCTGCGTGCTGTTTTAGCACGTGTAGTATCTGATCGTGGAGTTGTTCTGTCTGTCATGTTATATCCTACTCTTTTACATATTTAGCATATTCTTCTAGCGGAACATTCAGTCTTTTTGCCATAGCAACTTGTGATGGCGACAACTTCACAGTCCTGCGTCCCTTTGAATTACTGCGAGATGCGGTGCTATCAGCAGGGGCGACTCTGTTAACACCACTCGTTTCTTGTTTAAACTCTTCAGGAAATCTTATCCTAATTCGTTTATCTAACTCAGAATAGTACTCATCACTTCCTAAGTCAAATCCTTCTTGTACTAATTTTTTATCTAAGCCTAAAGCAAGATAGGTCATTTCCTCATTTTCACCAAACCAAGTGTTCTTTTCTGCCCATGCTTTTGCCTTTGGATCTGGCTCTTGTTGGACGGGTTGTTGTGGTTGTTGAATAGTTTGAGGCTGAGATGTTTCACGTGAAACATTTTGCTCTTGTCTTTCTTTGGCTATTCTATGTCTTTCTTGTTCAATGGTTGCCTTAGCAATCGCTTGCTGTGCTTTAACTATTGCGTCAGTGTCATTTACTTCATATGCTTTTTTAAGTGCGTCAGAAGCAGAAGCAAGCTGAGACTCAATCCTTGTGCCGTACTCAGATATATAACCTTTATCTAAATTTGATATTTGAGTTTGAAGTTTTTCATTTTGATCTTTTAACGTTTGAGCTAGACGTACAGCTTCCTCTTTATCTCTTTGTTCTTTTCTGTAACGATCAGTAATTTGGTTTATTCTTGTTTGAACCTTTTTACTGTATTCCGTTACTTCGTCTTCTTTTTTTTCTTCTTTAGTTTCAGTGACTTCCTCGGGTTTCTTATCTTTTTCGTCAAGACCAAGAGGTAATTCTACTTCAACTGGTTTATCCTCTGTTGTTTCACGTGAAACATTTTCTTCTTGTTTAACTTCATTTTTTTCTATAGTAGCCATGATATCTCCTTAAATGTGCTGAATGTCTTCTGGGTCAACGATTGTCGCTATGACTTCGTCATCGTTGATAATTCTTACCTCTCCGCCTTCTATTCTAAATCTTGATCCAGAATATCGACCAATACAAATCCAATCACCTTCTTTACACCAAGGTTCTCCATCTCCAAATTTGTCTTGATCTTTATATGCTAAAGGTCCAACTTTAAGGACATAGGCTACAACTGTAGCTAATGCTTCACGATCTCTAACTGCATCTGGCAAATGAATACCACCATCTGTTTTTTCACGCCCTTTGTAAGGCATGACTAAGATTCTCCAACCAGTTGGTTGTGGGAGTCTTTCTTTTAGTTTTAAATCGTCTGTTTGGGGTTTATTTTTTTCTAATTGATTTTTTAGATACTCAGGTACGTATAATGTCTTCGTCATCTATTTTTCCTTCCAGCAAGGACTTAATTTGATCTTTAGTATATGAGAGTCCTTGTAACTCACCTACTAGCTGCTTGTACTGTTCATGATTAGAAACAGCACCAGTTGTCAGCGTCAAGACGATGTCGTCTTCACGTTCTTTTAATCTTTTGTACAATTTTTGTGAAAAGTCAACTATATCCATTATTTTTCTTTCCAAAAATAATCATCTGTATCACCTAGTCTATACTCATTTCCGTTTTCAACTTGGTAATATTCAGTGCTTACTTTGAAATCTGGCATCTTAGGTTCTTTAGGAGTAAGTGAATTATCATATACTCTCATTCTATTATTAGGATACAAACAATATTGTCCATTATCAAGTTCAAGTAAATTAAATGACTTATGTTCTGCAGGTGTTTCGCTTGTGCTATAGTCAATGTTATCTGAGTCTGGATGATAATTATCTAATGTACAGATATAAGATCCGTGCATAACACCTTGATCTCTCGTAAGAATTTCAAAGTCCATTGAGCCTATAAATTGTTTTGTTATAGCAGTGACTCCATAATCCATACAATTCCAAAACTGTAAGTTAGGTAAGTTCAAATCTGGTTTTGGTGTTTCTGGACTTGAAACAAATGCAGAAATGGGAAGCTTATCGTATAAAGCACCATACTCTGGTAAAAATGTTTCAAAATAAAAAGCTCTACCAGGTATAGATTTGGCAGAAACCCATACACCTTTTACAAATTTACCATGACTATCTTCATTATCTCTTAAATATTCTTTACGAACATAAACATCCACAGAGGGGAGATTACAAACTAACTCAGCCACATCCCCACCTTTACTACCATCATTTTTTGTTTCATTAATATGTGCCACTAAACTTAGTGCCAGACATTGCTGCGCCAGTTCCTCTTTTTTGCTTTTCTGGTATTTTCATGGATATTTCAACAGTTTTGATCATGATGTCTCCACCACCACCATATTTCATTTTATCGTCAACGGAGCCACCACCCATCATGCCAACACCAAATTCTTTGGCTAAATCAGATTCTATTTCTCTGATTGCATCTGTATCGCCTTTGTCCCTTGCACTGTCAAGTTTATCCATTAACATTTTATAACGTGGATCTTTTTCCATATCTGTAGCACCACCAGTTTGCATTTTTCTAAGTTTCGCAAAATCAGCACCAGTAATTTCACCAAAGGGTGCTGCCACATCAATTTTTTCTTGGTCGTTTAATTCAAAGATATTATCATATATCCATTGTCTTGAAAATAATTTGTTTTCAATCAAGTCATTAGCGATTTTTCTTGGTCGCCCACGAGGCCTTTTTTGTTTTTCATTTTTTTTCTCTCCTTTTTTTGAGGGTTTCTTTGGCTCTCTTAGCGATTCTAGCTTGTTCATTCTTTCCTGCAACTTTGGCTCTTTGCTCCATGACTGTGAGGATTTGAATTTTACGAGCATAGGGTTTGCTAATTCTTTTAACTTTTGCAGCAGTTGCCCTAGCATCTGCCACAGTCGCATATTTAATTCTGACAGTGTCTTTAGGATTTTCATCTGTATATAACCTCCTACCAGTTCCTTTTGGTTTTTTACCAGTGCCGACTTTAGGATCTTTTCTTTTTCTTGCCATTCTTTACCAACTTTGACAAAATTTTTGATTGTTTAGCATGAGCATTAGACGCTTTTTTTAGCATTTTTGCTACTTTTTTTACTTTTTGTTTTCCGTTTTTTGTCAACACCTTTTATGACTCCTTTGTTTTTACTAGCATAAAATACTTCTTCTGCCTTTTTGCCATACTGCTTTTTCATGGCTTTCATAATTTTTTTGCCTTTACTTGTCAGTGGCATAAACTGTCTCCTCTATGGGCATAACGCACATTGGACATTTGTAAGTTATAAATTTAGTCATGCCTACAGTTGGAATAGGTTCTTCGGTGATAGTTTTAGTATAAGCAATTTTGTGTATAAAACATATTTCATCGTCCTTGGGCACGTCTAACCTCCTTAACGTGAAGCTTATAGTAATAATTACCTATCTTATTAAAGAATTTAAAAAGTGACAAGTAAAACCAAATCATTTTTTTCTCCTTACTTTACAAATGGGACAAAAATCTCCCTCTGGTAACTCAAATCCACACTCTGGACATTTACTTAAATGTATCATTTTGTTAAACCTTTTTGCTTTTCATATGTTCTGAGTCCTCCGATGCCAAGCATGCCACCGAGAACAGTTAAAAGTGTACCCATATCAAAATCAGGCAGCTCTGGTAATTCTGCACCAGCAAAACTTGCGCCAAATATAATTAGATCTTTTACGATAAAGTGATAGGCAAAAGCGATCGCACAGACCCACCCAACTGCTGGGCGCCAGCCGCCCTTAAATATAGAGCCACTCGCTGCCTCTGCTTTATTAATCTCTAACTGAGCAAGCAGAGCCTCCTGCGCATGTTTTTCAGACATCGTGGCTATCTCGTGGGCGAGTTTCGCCTTTTGATCTGCGTCTGGAATAAATTTATCAAGTAATCCAGTAACTGGACCTATCAGTGCTTGTAACATTATTTTCCTCCTCTATTCATAAAAGCAGATGCACCCATGTAGGCAGCGACAATGCCACCCCCAGTAATGTAGAAAAGATTACTAATATCGGCCAAAGCCTTAACTCGATCGAGATCAACAAAGAACATCGCAAGAGTAAAAGTACCCATTGCAACCAAACTGGCAGTAGCCATTCTTCTTTGTGCCCTTTGTTTACGTAAATCATGCTCTAACTTCTTTATCTCTGCTACATGACTCAATTCTTCGTCAGAAACGATACCATCACCATCTTCATCATATTCTGCATATATTGATTCTTGTTGTAATTTTTTCTGCACCATTAGTAGACCTCCACCTTATTTGGATTTACTTGTGCTACTAATTTACAAACACACTCATATGTTTGATCTCCATTTTCTGACATGAATACTTGTCCACTTAGTTTTTTTGCATAATAAGTGCAATCGTTAACAGATCTAAAATAAATTTTAGCCTCATTCATTTGACTAGGTTGCATACAACAATATAACATAAATGCAGTTATCAATCTTTTATACTCCTCAAACTTTCCATCACTTTGTCGATATCGGGTTCAGTGCCATTTGGATCATAAACACATTTATACTTTTTTGGACACCACACTTCAATCATCATTGTATAAGTTTTATTACCACCTTCATAAATGCAGGCTTTTTTTTTAGTATATTTTGACGTTACTCTTTTTTTTAACCTACAAGTTGTATACTTTTTTTCTGTTATTTTACCTTGCCAAACTTTTTGTTTATACGTGTAATCCTTTGGTGCGTTATACATTTTGCCATCCGCACGTGCCTTCTTCATCCAAATACCTGCAACTAACACACAAAAACCACCTATAATAGCTGCAACTATTAACCAAGTGATAGCTTCACCTATTTGTCTTCGTAGTTGTTGTTGCTTGTAAACTGTCTCTTGACGTTGTTTTCTAATTTGCCCTTCCATTTTAAGTAAATCATCGTAAGCTTGTGGACCATAAGTAAAGTTTAAAAACATCTTGAGTTCGTACCTTTGTTCCTCAAGTTTCTTCTTGGCTGCATAAGCGGCAAGAGCGGCTTCCTCGATAGAACCAGCCTTAAACAATTTACCAAACAACGGAGGATTTTTCGCTTGCTTTTCTGCGTTATCAACATCACTCACTGCTCCCATCCAACGACCAATATCTCCAGACATTTGTTCAATATCTCGACCTACCGCAAATCCTTTTTTTATTGCATCAAATGCTTTAGAGGCTACTCCTACCGCTAATGATATGGTTGCTGGATCCATGGCCTACCCTCGTCTGGCAGCAGCAATGTCTCTCTGTGTTTGAATTCTTTCACGATTAACAAGGTTACGCTCATCAGCAATTTCTTCTTGCGTTTCTAATCTCGCTGCATCTGTTGCTGCTCTTTGTTGAAGTTTCTGTGCCTCAAGTCCTAACTTTTGTTGGTCAACTTGTGCAGATCTTTCTGCCTCTGCTGCTCTAATAGCTAATTCTTGCTTTCTTATTTGCACCAATGGATCTTCTTGACCCTCTGGTGGTGCCATTTGTTGTAAGAAATCGGCAGTAAACTGAGCTTCTAATTCTGCAACACGACTTTCCACAATCTCTGGTGTAATTTGTGGTGGTACGTTTGCAGGATCTATTGCACCTTGTTGTGCAAGTAATTGTAGTTGAACTGCTTGTTGTGCTTCACTCTGTGCAATTGCACTTGCCTTTTGTGAAATGTGCTCAAGAATGTGTGCATAAAGAATAGCCATGACGTTAGGAGAAGTGGCTACGATCGGGGTTTTCATGAAAAGGATGTGGTTAGCCATATGTTGATCGTGGTTTTGCTGAGGAAAGGCAACCACAATCTCACCCTGTAACGCCCTGGCATTCTCTATACTTGGGTCCATAGGCATTGGTTCTTTCTTGGGAGGCAAGATTTCATCAATGTTCTGAACTTCAAGTGCTTGATATAAACGTCTATATGCAGCAGGCAAGTTGTGTATATCTGGATTGCTTTGTGCAATCTGTAGTTGTGTTTGTGCTAACGCAACCCTCTGTGCCATAGAAAATATATTAGGATCTGATACTGGTAGTACATCTACCCTTCCATCAAAATCTGCTGCAAAAACTTGTTGTTGACCACCCGCTACCTCATATGGATATTGTGGTGGTAAGTTCTCTGCAAAAATTCTAGCAAGTAATCTAAACTCTGTTTTCTGTGCGTAATGTAATCTTTTGTGTATGGCTGACATGACTTTCATGCCACGTTCTAACATTGCAACTGTAGATCCAACTGGCATATCGCCACTAGACTCACCAATCTTTTGATCAGCTATAGATACAAATCGTCTACCCGCTTCAATCAACGCAGCAAGTAGATTTGAAAGCGTACCAGATGGTTCCTTAAAGGGGAGGGGAACTATAGAATTCCTAAGATCACCACCTGGTGCATCAATGTCTCGGAACTCACCAGGCGATAAAGGTTCATCGTCATTTCTAATTCTTATGCCTCTAGCCTTAAAACCTGCGGGTAGGTTAGATAAAGTTCCCGCATCGATTAACTGTCTTAATATACTTGTTGCTGCCCTACCAAGACCACCAATCATATGTATTAGGCCAAATCCATAAAATCCCAATCCTGGTAGGAACTTATAATGTACAAAATACTGTCTCTTTTTCTTTAAATTATCACCTTGATCATAGTTACGTGTGATAGATAAAATTTCTCCAGATCCTTGGTCCAAGGTTACAATGTAAGGTAACTTGATTCCAGTTGGCTGACCATCTGCACCAAGATCCTCAAAACCCTCAAGGTCTAAATTAGTATGCATTTCAAGTACAGAATATGTCTCATCCGAGTATCCTTTACTTGCTCCTTCTATTTCGTCTTTCTTTTCTTGGACGACATCTTGATCTGTATCTGATGCTGAGATTTCCACATCTCTGTAAATGCCAGCCACTTGCATTTTGCGGATTTCATTTTCATCCATCTTAAGTACATGTGTGACTCTAGAGACTGTGTTAATGTCCGAAGCTTGATACGGAACAACAAGATCTTCAGCAGGCACGAACTTCGAAACAGCAGAACCCCTAGTTGGATCGAAGTATATTTTCTTGAAAGTAGAACCCGCCAATGGGAGATAGAAAAGCATTTGGTCAGTGTCGGTATCATAATCTTGCATGACCTCCGTAATCTGATAGTTCATAAATTCACGAACTCTTGTGGCTTGTGCTTCACGCTCCAAGGTTCGATCTCCCATAATATTTATCTTAACTGGACCACCAGATGGTAAAAGTTCTTTATAAGACTGTGCTTGGAACTGGGTTACTGATTCTGCAATCAAAGGATGTGTTACACCACTTGCACCATCAAAAGGCTCAGTTCTTTCTTCGTACATAATACCAAGTAGATCTAGACCCTTTACATAACCATCTTTCCAATCTGATCTAGACTCAACGTCCTCTTCAAACTGGCCACGTAGCTCGGAGGATAATTCATCAAGAATTTTTTCGTCCAACACTTCTGCTAAGTTTGCATTGTGATCATATTGCTCAGTCTGTACTTCAATACCCTCTTCGCCCATCAAGGCTTGAATCATTGCACCGCCATCTGGACTTTGCAAAACTTCTGCGCCACCCTCAAATGTTTCTGGTTGCGGAATATCTACATTCATACCTTGTGGTGCATCTATGCCTGAGTCTACTAACGGACCTATGGGACGAGGGGGTGTTGCCATCAAAATATTCCTTTAAAATTAACTATTCCACCGCTACTAAATTTCTTTTTATCTTTTACTAAATCTGGTCCTTGTTCAATTTTGATGGGAAAATCACCTCCCCCACCAACTTTTGAAATTTTCAATGCCATTTTTTTTGCATCTGACATGGTCTTTGTATGAACTTTACTAACTTTACTTTTATCTTTACTAAATCTCTCTGAAAGTTTTGCTTGTCCTGCTGTTATTTGTTTTTTTTCTTTTCTTTCTTTATGTAATTCTTCTCTTATTGATTTTGGCACTCCAGCAGCCACTCTTAGTTCAAATTTATTACCTAGTTTATCAACATTGGCTTTAGGAACAATAGCACCAAAAGGTTTACCTGTTGTTTTATCTTTTATTGTTAAGCCTTTGCCCGTTTTTTTGAATTCTAACTCACTCATGTAATTCTCGTTGTTCGTTTTTTCCCTGGTGCGAGGATCTTGGAAAATCTATTAACGACCAGTTTGCCCTTTGGCTTTTTCTTCTTTAATGTTTCACGTGAAACATTCATCAAAACTGTCCTTTAAAATTACTGATGTTAACTCGTCCACCATTTCTAAATTCTTTTGGACCTCTTTTTTTCATTTTATCAAACATTTCTTTTTTGATTCTGTTTTTATCTATTAACATTCGTTCTTGTATTTCTTGTACTTGATCCAAACTTTGTAAATTTGGACCACCAATTTTTATAGGAGGTCCGAATGTTCGTGGATTTAAAGCACCCATTTCTCCTGATGAAGTTCTACCAACAGGTAATCCAGTTTTAGCAGTTGGTTTTTCTCCAGTTATGAAATTACGTATCTTTGCATTATCCATACTTGTAAAGAAATGTTTACCTTTTGCATCTACACCAGTGCTTTTAAATACTTTTGATTCTCCAGTTTTAGGATTAACAGCAACACGTGATTGTTGTTTATCACTATAAATACTCATTAAAACTGTCCTTTAAAATTACTAATGTCTACTTTACCACCCATTCTGAACTCAGCCTGAACCTTACCGCCACCTTTTTTTGCTTGTACTAGTTTTCTAATTGCTTTTTGAGCCTCAACCATACTAATCTGTCCAGCTTTGGCTGCGTTGACTAGATTCTTAAATTGTCCTGTCTTTGCTGGACCAGTTCTATCTTTTCTTATTCTCGTTACTTTATCTTTTGACATTAGAATTGGCCCTTATAATTACCAAGATTTACTATTCCACCACCACGATATTCAGATGTAACCTCACCACCTTTTTTCATCATGGCAGGCACTTGTTTAGCTGCTCCCTCTTTTTTTAACTCTCTTATTAATTTTTGTCTTTTTCGTAAAGGCTCTGATACATTTGTAAGAAGATCCCCCATATCAATATTTTTAATTCTTTTATCCAACATTCTTCCAATGTCCCTTGTTGCTTTTGAGGACAAATCGTACTCTCTCAATCTTTTTGCTACCCTTTCACCAAATTGCTTATTCGCTCCTTCAGTTCTCATAGTTTCTCTTTTAGACATTAGATTGGCTGCTTTATCGACCAATTCTTTTTTTGAAGGTGGACCAGATTTAGTTAATTTTTCTTTAGCTTTAGCTTTGCGTTTTAACTCTGCAACTTCTTTTTGTTTTTTTCTGGTTGCTGATTTTGTCATTAGTAGTACTCCCTTTTAGGTCTGTAGTAATCCGTATCGTCTTCTTCACCATTCAGTGATATAAACCCACCTTGTCTGAATCTTATCAAAGCCATAGTCATACTGTCAACATAATCATCATGCTCACCATTAGGAAAAGCCATGCATTCATCAATAACTTCATCCGCAAAATGCTTTTCGGGTGCCCAAACCATACCCGCTTCAAATAATGGTGCAACTGTGTGCATCCTCGTTACCTTATCACGACCCTTCGATGGTGTATAGTTCATAATTGGTATGCCCGCTCGTCTTAACTCATCCGTCAAGGGCAATCCAGACGCTTTTGCCTCAACAATCATCATGTCTGGTTGCCAATATTCGTTTTCCTCTAACGCTTTTTCCTTTAATTCTGGAAAATTCCATCTACCTCTCGATGCATCCATCAAAATTATGTTATCGGCACCAGTTTCTTCGCTTTTAAACACACCCCATGTCGTTATTGCACTATAATCGGCACTTTCTTTCTTAGAAAATGCGGTATCGTAGCTCTGAATTATGTAATCAACCTCTGGAATGTCCTCTTTTTTCCAAATTCTCCACCATTCTTTCTTTACAATCGCCCCTTCTTCGGCAGTTGGCTGTTGTTGCCATTGTGCACCCCATTTTTGTACGGGCAAAGACGCTTTTACCTTTAATAAATCGTCTTTTTTCCAAAATTCTGGCCATAATGGGTTCTCAGATGGTAAAATTGCAGGAAATTCAACAACTTCCCACTGATCTGATAGAACATCACTGCCTTGCGCCTTAATTAATCGACCAGTTAAGTCTCTCAAACCCCATCTCGTCATCACAACAATAATCTTACCGCCAGGTTGTAGTCTTTGCCGTGGTCCAGAGGTGTACCATTCATATGCTTCTTCCAATCTGCCCTCGGACATTGCGTCTTGTTCCGAGTGTGGATCGTCAATAATAAATAAGTCTGCACCACGACCCGTGACCGCAGCACCCACACCCGCAGCAAAATATTCTCCGCCCGCACTTGTCTCCCAACGACCTGCCGCCTTACTGTCTGCTTTCAAGTCCGTGTCTGGAAATATATGTCCATATTGCTCAGAATCTATCAAGTCCCTTACCTTACGTCCAAATCGCACTGCAAGTTCAGTATTGTGCGTGGCTTGAATGATTTTTAATTTAGGATTACGGCCCAAGAACCACGCAGGCATTAAATAAGATGCAAGTTCCGACTTTGAGTGTCTCGGTGGCATGTTAACAATTAGTCTGGTAATCTCGCCAGTTGCCACCTTCTCAAGTTTTTCTGCTATCTCAAGATGATGACGACCCTCAATAAAGTTCTCATAAACATGATGAACAAAAGGCATGAAGTTATTCTGTGCTTTTTCACGAAGAATTAGTCGTGCTTCAGCTTCCTTGAGCATCAAAAATTCTTTTAACGCCTCGTCTGGAAGTGTGTCGTATCGCATTATCTTTTAAATGGATTTTGCGGAATGTTGAATGTTATTGGATTCAAGCCTCTTATACCAGGATTACTTGCTACTGTCGTAGGAGTAAAAGGTCCTCTCCTAAAAGGAGGAGTCCTTCCCGCAGGAAATACAACAAACCCTGTGTCTGTTACAACTGGTTCAGTAGGTGTGCATTTACCATCAATAAGTTGATAACCCTCGGGACACGGATCTGTAGGTGATTTTGGTTTCTCTCTCATCTCCTCTTCAGTCCTACCTTCTTCACTTGCTTGTGCCTGGGCACTCGGATCCATGCCAGTAACTAGATTACCTGACTTATCTTTTAGTCCTATGACAACACCTTGTGTATCAGTTACAATTTGATCTGGTGAGAAAGTGTTTTTTGTTCTTTGATTAAACTCTTCAATTGTTTCTTTGTCCTTTGCCATATTAGGAGCAGTGTATCCAAACATCGCTTCCATGGGAGTTACGTTTTTTCCTAGAGCAATAGATGTCGCTAATGCATCTTTAGTTTTATCTTCAACTATACCAAAGAGACCAGGTAAAGTGGTTGGATAAGACCCAGAAACAGGATCAAATTTGCCATAAATAGCTTCCATTTGTGCCATCTTACTAGGATCAAAGTCCTTACCAACTTTTTCCTCAAAACCAGGTGGGGCGGGTGAAACTCCCGCAGTTATTCCTGCTTTGCCCGCAATCGTGTCTGATAGTTGTGGAGCCATGGTTGTCGGATCAATTGCTGATATTGTTGTTCCAATGTTAGCTGCAGTACCAGGCATACCTGCGGCAGCTATTGCATCTGGATCAACTGGTGCAGTCACACCAAAATCTATGCCCTTTGGACTTCCCATCCCCGCTGCTTTGTCTCTTGCTTTATCAAGATTACTTAAAGCCGCTTGAATACCCTTACTCTGAGTAATTGAAGGTAAAGCTTCTACAGTAACTGATGGTGTAATACCTACTGGTGAAAAACCTGGAGCAACGGGACCAAACGCATCAAGTCCTGGTACATCCATTGCAGCTTGTTCAATGGCCGATGGTGCAGTTTTACCGCTTTTATCAACATCAACTGCAGGATCAAAAACATCTGGTGAAAATGTAGGTGAAATACCCGCAGGAGTTATTCCTTGATTTACACCCGCAACAGGTGATGAAGCGACTGCATCATTTAATGCTTGATCAACGCTTATGGCATCCATAGCAGCAGCAACTTCAGAAGGTGATTGTGCTTCCTTACCAACTGGATTTCCTGCTGAGTCCGTTATTCCACCAAACGCAGAAAAGTTATCACCAGGACCACCTTTTCCGTCAGAAAAACCAATGGATTGATCTTGTGCTGTGCTTCCAGTAGCAGAAACAGAACCTTGCCCAGGACCTAAACTTACACCAAAGGATGTGCCACTATCACTAGAACTGTCATCCACGTTGCTGTCACTAAAACCTCCAAGAGCATCAGTATCAGAAAATTCTCCAGGACCAGTATCGCCATTGCCATTACCACTTTCACCCATGATTTATCCTTCCTGCATTACTAATTTTATTTGGTCTGTTCCAATAAGCTCGTTCATGATTCGTATATTTCATTAAAAATAATCTCATGTCCTTTGCTATATAACGTACATTATTTTGAGAGCACATGTCAATAACCCAAACTTCTTTGCCCTCGTTCCTTTCAAACGTCTTGGCAGTGAATTTTCGTGTTTTGATTTCATCTTCGTTTAAGTATGCCCATATCGCAAAACCAACGAGTGTTTGTCCACTACGATATATTCTTATTTTACCATACATTATTGAAGGAAGAAATCTTCTACGTAATTCTACAATACGTTGATTCGCATAAAACGGGAATCTGGATGCCATCTCCATGACTTCACCGAGCAAATGAAAACCAGAATGATTTAGATCGTACATAAATTTTTGCCTCTGGGACTCCAACTAAGTAAAAGTATCAGAAAAAGGGGGTGGGGGCAACCCAATGAAAATACCTCCAAATGAATTTATCAGACTAGCATTTTATGTGTGTGTCTGTAAAAACCCCCGCCCGATTTCGGGGGCATGGCCTAAAATATTTTATAAATGGCATAATCAAAATGACAAAGTTACACCGCAATAAAAAAGGCGGGAAATAATCCCGCCTTAATTTATTTTATTTTAACTATTAAACATTCATTAAAATATTCTTTAAATGTATAATCCTCTAAAAATCCATCCCTGGTTAAACATCTATAATTATAATCAATAAATTGTTTAGCTAATTTTTTTGTTTTAATAGGTTTATTATTTAAAATATTCCCATCATCATTTAAAACATTATACATTTAAATTACCTCCAGGTGTTAAAGTTTAATTGATAACAAGCATGATCTATTAAGCATATAAACCAAAATACATAATAAATTACTGCTATAGCTATAAGACCTAAGATTATATAGGCGAGAAACTCGCCTATATAAACTCCATAATTTTTGATAAATTTAATCATGATTTTTAATTGCCCTAGCAATATCTTCATCATTAAAAATAGTA